TCTTCGGGCACATGAACATAACTCGGATTCGAGTTACTTAATCTCCGCATGACCGCACCGTCGTCGATTCGGAACGTTCTCCTAATCGACGCCTGGAACCTATTCTGCAGAAGCTATGCAGCCTATCCGTCGATGACGACGAATGGTGAACAGATAGGTGGAGCAGTCGGATTTGTCAAGACCATCACTCATTTGGTCAAGACGTTTTCCCCACACATCGTGTATGTTGTTTGGGAATCCGGTGGATCTCCACGCAGGCGTCGTCTCTACTCAGAATACAAAAGAGGATCTCGTCCTCAGAAGCTTAATCGCTACTACGAGGATGATCTACCTGATACCGTAGAGAACAAGATCCAACAAGTCCGCACGCTCACTCGATTGTTGGCGTGCATGCCCGTCTGTCAGATTCATGTTCCTGATTGTGAGGGTGATGACATCATCGCTCACATGATCAACAAGATTCAGGACAATCGAATCATTGTCTCGACTGATCGAGACTACTATCAGCTTCTAAAGCCAGGCGTCTCCGTCTACAATCCGACCAAAAAGTCGATCATCACTGAAAAAGACGTCATGATCGAATTCAACGTCTCAGCTCGCAATTTTGCGTTGGCCAAGAGTGTCTGCGGAGATACGTCAGATAATGTGCCAGGCATCAAGGGATTCGGTTACAAGACGATATCTAAGAAGTTTCCCATTCTGATGTCTAGCGGCACGATTTTGGTGGAAGATCTGATCTCTTACGCCGCCGCCAGACGAGATGAATCCTCATACTATGGACGCCTATTTGAAGAGGCCGATGACGTCCGCAGAAACTGGAAATTGGTCTATCTAGATACTTCTTCACTTTCGGCCTATCAAGTCCAGCGCATAGATCATACCATCGACACATTCGAGGCTAGCCTGGATAAGATGAAGTTCGTTAAGCTGCTGAACGAAGAAGGTATTCAAGGCCTTAATATCGAAGAGATTTGCTATACCTTCGTCAAGCTCAATAGCCAATAGGACTCTAAATGACTGAGACAAAAAGCGATAAGCCGACCTTTGCCGGTTACGGCAAGGATTTCCAAGAAAAGATCGTACAAGCTCTGCTGGTCGACAAGAAGTTTGCCGAGCAGATGATGGAAGTCTTGGATGTCAACTACTTCGAGCTGAAGTATCTTCAATTTCTGGCTGATCGATACTTCTCATATTCGAAGAAGTACAAGGACTTTCCGACGCTGCAATTGCTCGTCACCATCATTCGAGACGATCTCAAAAATGGAACGGATACTCTTCTCCGAGATCAGATCATCGAATACCTGCAGAGAGCTCGCCTGAATGCTAATCCGGGTGATCTGCCCTTTGTCAAAGAAAAGTCTCTCGACTTCTGTCGAAAACAAGCCCTCAAGGAAGCTCTCGAAGAAGTCCTCGATCTCGTCTCTACTGAGAAATACGAAAGCGTCGTCGAGGTCATTAAGAAGGCCGTCTCTGTCGGTACGACACCGTCCATCGGACACGACTTTCTCAATGATATCGAAGCTCGATTCGTCAGACTGAAGAGGGAGTGCGTCCCGACGGGAATTCCGGAACTCGACCGCAAGGAAATCTTTAACGGAGGATTGGGTCGGGGTGAGCTTGGAGTTGTTGTCGCCAACACCGGAGTCGGTAAGAGCCACTTTCTCGTCCAGCTCGGAGCCAACGCCATGAAGCAGGGTAAGAACGTCCTGCACTACACGTTCGAGCTATCCGAGACGCTGGTCGGGATGAGGTACGACTCCAATCTGGTCGATATCTCGTTCAATGACTTGCCCGAACGTAAGCAGGACGTCATCGATCACTACGGTAAGACGAAGTTGGGCCGGTTGGTCATCAAGGAATATCCGATGAACACGGCCACGATCTACACTCTCAGGTCTCACGTAGAGAAGTTGGCGCTCAAGGGTTTTATTCCCGATCTGATCGTCATCGACTATGCTGACGTCATGAGATCGACTCGGCAATACGATTCCTTGCGTCACGAGCTCAAGCTGATTTATGAAGAGCTTCGAAGCTATGCGACAGAGATTCAGTTGCCGGTCTGGACGGCTTCTCAAGCCAATCGAGATTCGTCCCAAAGCGATGTCGTCGGTCTGGAATCGATGAGCGAAGCGTATGGAAAAGCCATGGTCGCCGATGTCGTCGTTTCCATCTCCCGCAAGGCGACAGAGAAGTCGACAGGCTGGGGTCGTCTCTTTATCGCAAAAAATAGAGCCGGTCGAGATGGACTCGTCTACCCTGTGCGGATCGATACGGCCAAGTCTGTCTTCTCTATCGCTGGTGAAGTGACCAACCCGGATGACGTCGCAAAGGAAAACGAAGCCTTTACGCGTCGCACGATTCGTGAAAAATTGAAGGAACTGTCGGAAGAGGGGACGATCAAATTGAGCGACGTTATGCCCTCGAGAGAGGCCGCTCCTGTCGAACCCGAACAGAAACAGTGATACTTATCTGATGTTCTCTGGACCGTCGCTATGACCAAAAACTTTACTTATGACGAAGCCAAGAGGGCCTCGCTGGAATACTTCTCGGGCGATGCCATGGCTGCTGACGTTTTCGTCAGCAAATATGCACTCCGTAACAAGGAAAACGCTCTTCTAGAACGTATACCGTCGGAGATGCACATGCGTCTGGCGAAGGAGTTCGCCCGCATCGAAGCCAAGTATCCCAACCCGATGTCTCTTCGAGAGATTTACGGTCTCTTGTCAAACATCGATCACCTTACCGTCGAAAAAGAATTTTCTGAAGGTGAGCTGGTGCTGTCATCCAAAGGGATGGGGCAAGTCGTGGCTCAAGGCAGCCCGATGTCCGGCATCGGCAACGCATATCAATATCAGTCGTTAAGCAATTGCTTCGTCATCCAACCGCCGTTCGATTCGTACGCCGGCATCATGAAGACGGATCAAGAGCAAGCTCAGATCATGAAGCGCCGAGGAGGCGTGGGGTTCGATGTATCGACGATTCGACCCAGAGGAATGACGACGTCAAATGCCGCCCGCACTACGGACGGCATCGGCGTTTTTATGGAGAGATTCAGCAATACGTGTCGCGAGGTCGGCCAAGGAGGTCGCCGCGGAGCGCTAATGCTGACGATTGATATTCGTCATCCTGAGATCGAGACGTTCATCAACATCAAACGAGACAAGAAAAAGGTGACGGGCGCCAATGTCTCGATTCGTTTTAACGACGAATTTATGCAGGCTGTCGACAAGGACGAGGATTTCGTTCTGCGTTGGCCCGTCGAGTCTTCCGTCGAAGATGCCCAAATCACCAAGCAGGTGAAAGCTCGGGACATCTGGGATCAGATCATCGACGCCGCCTGGTATTCGGCCGAGCCCGGAGTTCTCTTTTGGGATCGAGCTAGTCAGCTGACTCCTTCCGACATTTACAAGTCGTTCGGGTTCGGATCGATTTCGACCAATCCTTGCGGAGAGATCATCCTCTCCCCCTATGACAGTTGTCGACTGTTGGTCGTCAATTTCTCGAAGTTCGTTCGTAACCCGTTTAAAGCCGACGCTTATTTCGATTTCGAGGGCTTTGATGCCGTCGCTCAAAAAGCACAAAGGCTGATGGACGATCTGATCGATCTTGAGGTCGAAGCCGTCGATCGGATCATTCAGAAGATCTCTTCGGATCCCGAACCCGACGATGTCAAGAGAACAGAGCTCGATCTTTGGTCGAAGATTCGAAAAGCAGCGACGGACGGTCGTCGAACGGGGCTCGGACCCACGGCGGTAGCTGATACATTGGCGATGCTCAATGTCAGATACGGCTCCGATAAGTCTATCGAGTGGACGGAAAAGCTATATCAGGCTCTCGAATTGGCAGCCTATCGATCGACCGTCAAGATGGCTCAAGAACGAGGAGCCTTCCCGGTCTTCGATGCTAAGCTCGAAAAAGATCATCCTTTCATCGGCAAGATCCTCGAGCTCGATCCCAAGCTCCGAGCTGATTACTTGAAGTATGGCCGACGAAATATCGCGCTCACGACGACAGCTCCCGTCGGATCTGTTTCCATCTTGACTCAGACATCTTCAGGTATCGAACCCGTCTTTTTGACCTCTTACAAGAGGATGAGAAAGATCAATCCGGGAGACGATACGGCTAAAGTCGATATGACGGATGAAATGGGCGACAAATGGCAGGAATACACCGTCTATCATCCCGGGGTCCAGCGATGGATGGAAGCGACAGGCGAGACCGATATCGAAAAGTCTCCTTACTGGAAAGCGACGTCAGCTGATGTCGATTGGACAGCGGGCGTCAAGCTTCAAGCCGCGGCTCAACGCTGGATCTGTCATTCGATCTCTCGCACTTCCAATCTTCCGAAGAACGCTTCCCATTCTCTTATCTCTGAGATCTATATCGAGGCTTGGAAAAGCGGCTGCAAGGGATTTACAGTCTATAGAGATGGATCCCGCACGGGCGTGCTGCTGACAGGCGACACGGCCACTGCGTGGTTCGATGGCATCCCGACGGAAGAGCTCGAAAAGTGCTTGTCTGTCGGACAAGCAAACATCAGCAAGATGCCCGAAAAGTACATCAGCTTTTTGGGCGAGGTCGAAGTCGAAATCAAGAAGAGAAACGGCGATTTCGATGAGAGACCGATCAAGGTCCTAGATGTGCACGCGCCCAAGCGTCGCAATCAGTTGGATTGCGACATCCATCGAGTCAATGTCAAGGGGGAGTCCTACACGGTTCTCGTGGGGCTGCTTGATAACAAGCCGTATGAGGTCTTTTGCGGACTGTCCGAACAATTCGAATTGCCGAAGAAGATCAAAAGCGGACTGATCGTCAAGAACGGCAAAAAGGACGGCGTCGCTACCTACAATCTCAAGATTCCCGTGGGCGACGAATACATGCTCTTCAAGGATATCGTCAACATCTTCGATAATCCGACGTATGGAGCTTTTACGAGAACGATCTCGTTGGCTTTACGTCACGGAGTTCCCATCCAATTCCTTGTCGAACAGCTGAGAAAAGATAAGCACGGCGACTTCACTTCATTTTCCAATGTCATCGCTCGAGTTCTGAGCAAGAACTACATCAAGGATGGCACCAAAGTGACGGAAGAAAAGACGTGCTCGAGCTGCAATTCGGCAGCTCTAGTGTACCAGGAAGGCTGCGTCCTGTGCACGAATTGCGGTCATAGCAAGTGCTCCTGATGTCCTGATACTGGGACATTGCCGGAGTATATGATTCGTATACCCAATGCAATCTGAACAAGAGATCATCGATACTATCGAGGACGAAACCCTCGAATTACATCACCGTTCTCGTGCGCTGGAATTCTTGGCGTCTGTCACTTCGACACCCGAAGTGAAAAGAACGATAATCAAGTACTTGAGTTCTGACAAAACTCTTTTGAGGGAATCAGCTGCGATCGCAGCTGTCTCTCATTATGATTTTGACGTCTTCGGAGCTATGATGGCTCGGCTCGAGGGCAGAGAAGCTGGAGAATTGCCTTCGATCCAGGATACCATTTCGGAGACCCTGAAATGCTGGGAGGATGAGGATCCGGAGAGGCTCCAGCGGTACCAGAAAATTAGGTCTCGGGTTCTGAATGGTTCCAATACTGTCGAACTTGTCGAATATTCTGGGAACGATCTGGGGCATGCCCTTAGCGCATGGACGAGTACTTCGAGAGAGCTTTCTGACGAAAAGCGGGCCCGAGTGCCCAAGCTGCTGCAGAAGTTAGCCTCGGAAGGCCATCACACTCCCTTCGAAAAGTCGTATTTTCGATTTCTTGTCAAGGTCGATATGGCGACGCACATTCATCTGCTGAAGCACCGAATCGGAGTCTCCGTCAATGGAGAGTCGGCTCGCTACAAGGAGCTTAAAGATGACAAGTTCTACGTGCCTTTTGATATGCCCGATTTCGAAGAGCTCGATCTTTACGTCGAGCATTTGGAATCTTGTCTCGAACGATATCACCAGACGTTGCAGCGACTGACGGACAAAGGAATTTCTCGTAAACGAGCCAAAGACATGGCTCGATTCTACATTCCTTACGGCAACCAGCTTATATTGGACATATCGTTCAATTTTAGGTCTTTCATGCATTTCGAAGGTCTCAGAAATTCGGATCACGCCCAAAAAGAAGTCTGCAACCTCGCCAAGAGCATGTTGCTGGCTCTCTGGGAGACGGGCCAATTTAACGAATCTCTGATAGCATTCGGTTGGACCGAGGAGAAGATCCGTGGCTAAAATCATCGTGTACGAAGGACCCGATCGAGTGGGAAAAGCGACCCAATCCAAGATGATGGTCGAGTCGTTGACGGCGATGGGGTTCAAAGCGATCAGAATCGAGGTGCCGGTCAAGAATTTCTTGCATCCCCGAATCTATAGCATGCTCAAGTCCGGGTTCGCCGCTCGTCACCCTTATCTCTTTCAGGCCGTGCAAGTGGCTAATCGTCGAGTCTTTCAGATGTTTGAATTGCAGCAGATCATGAAAGATCACGATTACGTCATCTTCGATAGATGGTCGCCGTCGACTTGGGTTTACGGCCTGGCGACGGGTTTGCCGAGATGGTACGTCGATTTTTTGCTGCTGGGGATCAAGAAGCCCGATTATGTCGTAATATTGAACGGAATGCCGCATGTGGCAGAGATGAGAGACGTTTACGAGAAGGATCGAGAGTTGCAATCCAGAGTGAGAGATCTCTATTTGGATTACGCTGATGAAAATCCCGAAACGAGCAGCGTCATCGAAGCCAATATGGGGAAGACAGAAGTTCTAGAACTGACATTTCAAAGCCTGATCCAGGCGAAAGTGATTTGAGGAGATACAGATGAATAGCGTATACAAGCTGTCTGATGATGTCATTGCCGCTCTTGGAAAACTGTTGCAGTTGGCAATTTTGACAGGAACGGACGTGACCGATTGGTTTCGAATGATCGAGGTAACACCCGATCCGCAGGACGCGTCCAAACTTGTCGTCGACGGCGGCTATCGAGATCGTCTCGATCAGCAGATCGATGAGCTTGAGAGAAAGGCGCATGCGATAGTCGAGGACCTCGAGCGTGAGTCTAACTAAGCTTCTCATCCTCAGTGTCGTCCTCGGAGTCGCTTTCTACTATTCGGGAAAGAAGCACGAACATGGATAAACTCGCCAAAATGATGGAACAGCAGGAGCGATTCATGCGCCTCCTGCAGGAGAAGAGAGGCTTTCCTCCCTTTCCTGTCGATTTGACGAGCAAGGCCGGTCAGAAGCTCTTGAAGACGATTTCGTATGAGTGCGCTGACGAATTGCACGAGTCCCGGCAACACTTGAAGAACAAGGATCATCGCGCGACGCACATCAAGGACATCGATCGTGAAGCGTACGTCGAAGAACTCGTCGACGCTCTTCACTTTTTCTTTGAGATCGTCATCGCCTCGGGCATCAGCGTCGATGAGCTTTACGACGCATACATCAAAAAGGGCGACATCAACGTCCAGCGCATCAATAATGATTACTGATGCCGCGTGTAATCTGATTCAGGGCGGTCTATAATAGACCCAGCGAGGTGACCCAATGAACTTTGATGTGCTTTCCAGAACGATCCTTCGGGTCCGTCACGGTTCTCACGCTTACGGCACCAACATCGAGACCTCTGACCTCGATGTCAAAGGGGTGTGCATCGAACCGATGACTCACCAGCTCGGGTTTCTCCATACATTCGAGCAGTACGAGCGCGCTGCCAGCAAGGGACACGAGACGGACGAGGTGATCTATTCCCTCAAGAAGTTCGCCAAACTCGCTGCTGATTGCAACCCAAACATCATCGAAGTGCTGCACGTCGACGAATCCGATGTCCTCGCGATCGATGAATTTGGCGAGGAGTTGCGGTCGCACAAGGACGCTTTTCTCTCCAAGAAGGCCAAGTTCACCTTTTCTGGGTATGCGCACGCGCAGCTGAAGCGTATCAAGACCCATCGAGCCTGGCTGCTCAATCCGCCGACCGCGCTTCCTTCTCGCAAGGAGTTCGGGCTGAGCGATACTTCCAAGATCTCGACTTCCGAGCTCGGGGCCTTCGAGGCTTCGATCCAGCAAGGGATGGACATCGAGATGCCCAAGGACGTGCTTACTCTCTTTGTCCTCGAGAAGAGGTATCACGCCGCCAAAGTTCAGTTCGAGCAGTACGAGAACTGGAAGAAGACTCGAAACGCCGCTCGAGCCGACCTCGAAGCCAAGTACGGTTACGACACCAAGCACGGCATGCATCTCCTCAGGCTTATGAGGATGTGCGTCGAGATCCTTGAAACGGGCAAGGTGCAGGTCAAGCGTCCCGATCGCGAGGAACTTCTTCAAGTTCGAGCCGGGTTGTGGCCGTATGATCGTCTTATCGAAGAGGCCGAAGCCTTGGAGCAGAAGTGCGACAAGCTCTATCTGACGACCGAAGCCCTTCCCAAGGAGCCCGATCGGAATTTCTTGGATGAGCTTGTTGTCGACATGTCACTTCGATATCACGCAAAACACGCCGCCTGATTCCTACGTAATAAGATGGATGGACGTCGCAAGTACCTCCGTTACACTGACCTCCATCTCAATCTTGCATGGCCGTTTAGCGTACGATGGCTCGTGAAGCACATCAACAAGGAGGACCCGGCGGGAGTCTTCATAACGGGAGATATAACGTCGGGTCCGTCTTTGGAATTCCATCTGACGCAGTTGGCTCGCGGGGTCAAGTGTCCGATCTACTTCGTTCTAGGCAATCATGATTATCACAAGCGCTCCATCGCTGGAACGCATGATGACGTGAGACGGATCTGTTCGATCTATCCAAGCATGAAGTGGATGACCGAATCCGGTATCGTTTCATTGAACGAGGAAACGGCTCTCGTCGGTGCTGAAGGTTGGTATGATGCCGAGATAGGCGATTCGAGGTGGCTCAGGTTCACCACGGATTGGCTCCTGATGCCCGATCTATTCTTTTTAGAGTCTATGGAAGAGCGGATCGAATATTTCAGGTCGATGGCCGACCGCTCTGCACGACTCGTCGAGGATAGACTCGAAAAAGCGTTTGAGACTCATAAAAGCGTTTACGTGCTGACGCACGTGCCGCCCTGGTCCGAAGCGACCGAGGACCGCGGTTCTCTTTTCGAAAACCTGTGGCTCAGTTACAATACGAATACGCGACTCGGGTTTTCGATCGAAAACGTGATGAGGACTCGTAAAAATCGATACGTGACTGTTTTGGCCGGACACACGCACGTTCCTGTCAATGTGCACGTGCGCCGGAACATCGAATGTCGCGTCGGACGACCCAATCAGCTGGGCAGATTTCGATCTGTCGAGAAGATCTACATCTAGTGTAAACAGAAACCGCTTGTGGTAGGATAGGACCATGAGAACTATCGTCATGACCATCGGTTTGCCGGCGAGCGGCAAGTCCACGTATTCCAAGGAGCTCGTCAAGAAGGAGCCCGGTCGCTGGAAGCGCGTCAGCAAAGACGATCTCCGCGAGATGTTCGACAGCTACGAGTTCACCCAGGCGAACGAAAAGTTTGTTTCGGGTGTGCAGGAGGCTCTCATCCGGACGGCCCTCCGAGAGGGCAAGGACGTCGTCATCGACAACACCCATCTGAATGGACAGTCTCGTCGCAAGATCCACGACATGGCGAAGGCCGTGGGAGACGTCAAGGTCATCGAAAAGGCTTTCCGAGTCGATATGCAGGAATGCATTCGACGCAACGAAGTGCGCACGACTCGCAAGGTTCCCCCGGGAGTCATCGAGGGCTTCCAGAAGGCGTTTGGGACTTTCTTGGCGAAGGTCCCGGAGACGAAGGAATATTACTACCCGCCTCTCGCCAACGGCACGGGACTCGGTCCTGTCAAGCAGGATCCGAAGCTGCCGCATGCTATCATGTGCGACCTCGACGGCACGTTGGCCATCATTTCGGGTCGGACTCCTTACGACGCGACCGATTGCGACGTCAAGGACAAGCCCAACTGGCCCGTCATCGAGACTGTCTTGGCCATGCACGCCGCGGGCGTCAAGATCATCTTCATGTCCGGACGAGATGCCAAGTATCGTCCCGAGACGCAGCGCTTCATCGAGAAGTATTGCCGAGTTCCTTCGAATTGGGCCTTTCCGAAGGAGAACGACGATCGTCCTAAGGATCAGTGCATTCCCTACGAATTGCACATGCGCGGCGACTTGAACCCCACGCCGGGCAAGGCTGACATGCGTAAGGACAACATCATCAAGCGAGAGCTTTTTGATGCTTACGTCGCTGGCAAGTACTACATCAAGTTCGTTTTGGACGATCGTAACCAGGTCGTCGAGGGTTGGCGTGAGATGGGTCTGACCTGCTTTCAAGTGGCCCCTGGCGATTTCTGAGTGGAACAAGTCAACTTCTTGTGTCCAGAAAGGCCGCAATTTGAACAGCGATGAGGCTTTCTCATTTTTGAACGAGTTTCATCGCTGTGCTGTTTTCCTGTCATACCGACAGTCGGTGCTCTTCCCTTTTGAGATTCGCTAAGTCGTTTTCTTTGCTCCGCTGTTAGCGGTTTTGCGGGTTTACCCTTATTCCACGCGGGTTGGCCTTTTCGACTCTCGCTGATCTTCTTTCGAGTCTCTTCGCTGCAGGCACAACCCTCGCCTCCCGTCGTGTAATTGCAGCCGATTCCGTTGTAGTCGGGGTCATCGACGAAGGTATGATGTTCAGCGATGAGCTTGATTTCTAGAGAGACAGCGTCCTCTCGATCGGGAAATGACGAAACAATTTTTCGATTGAGACCGTGTTTCTTTCCCATATTTGTGTGACGAGGGTTGCGCCCAAAGCGTCTAGACAGTCTGTTTTCGAGACCCATTCCAACGTAAAAAGGTCGATCGTCGTTTGTGTAGTCGATGTATACGTGATGCATAGTTCGATTATACAATGTAAGTCGGTCGCACCGGGAGATTTCTGATGGCATTCGTAATTCAAAAAGAGATGATGAAGGGCATGAAGACGCGGCACCTACTCAAGGCGCTGCGCAAGTGTTGCGTCTCGCAGGAACAGCTCGATGCTTGGGCTTCTCTCGTCCGGACGCAGTTGCCCGAGCTCTCGGAAGAGATGGCACCGACCATCAACAAGGCGGAGTACGAAAAGCAGGCTCGCGTCCCGGCTCGAGCTTTTGGATACGAGGATTACGTCGGCTGCGACGTATCCATCGCTGATCTGAAGGCCGAACTCTCCACTCGAGAGCACGTGCCGAATAAGATCGAAGCTAAGGTTCTTCGTCGAGAAAAAAACAAGAGAAATCGTGGTAAGGGTCGGAGGAATCGCTAATGGCTAACAAAAAGAAGAAGGCGGATGATGCTCTTGTCAGACAAGAGAATCAAGATCCGATTCCGATGATGATCGGACCCTGGGTCGAAGTGACAAAAACGAGATGAAAAAAGAAGAGTTCAAGATTGGCGCCCGATTTAAATGCGGGGGCAAGGTCTGGATGTGTACCGACATCGGTTCTCGGGTCATCACGGCCGTCTGCCTGACGGCGTCCCGGCCCAATGATTGGGCACGAGGGCTGCCCGACGACGTGCAGGATAAGATGTGGGCCGAAGATCGACCGGTCAACGAATCCGGCATGCCTGAAGTCGATCCCTCGTGGCTGACCGGCCCTCCTTACGCTTTGGGGGAATCCGTGTTCGACGAATACGACCAGCCAGCCTGCGAAGCCCTGTAGTTGTACTGATACGGATCCCTGTTTACGATGTACAGGTATGAGAAGGTCAGATCCGGATCGTGTGATTCTATGTGACAGCGACGAGGTTCTATCGGATTGCGTCAATCCGATTCTGAATGTCGTTCATTCCATCACCGGAATCAGATATCGAAAAGAAGATCTCACAAAGTGGGATATTCTCGAAAGCATCGGTCGACCCGATCTTTCCGCTGCCGTGCACGCGGTGTGCGGTCAACCCGGCTTCGTAGAGAATTTCGAAATTCTTCCGGGCGCCAAAGAGGGAATTAGGGAGCTGACCAAGTTGGGGACGGTCGTTATTGTGACATCTCCAATGTCGGTGCCCAATTGGACCTACGAACGCACTCGCTGGCTCGAAAAACATTTTGATATACCTCGAACACGAGTCGTCCATACGACAGGCAAGGAGTTCGTAGCCGGCTGTTGTTTCATCGATGACAAGGCCGATAACCTTTTCAAATGGAAGCGTAGGAATCCTGACGGTCGAGCTTTTCTGTGGGAGGCACCGTACAATCGATCGATCGATTCTCCTGACTTAGTGAAAGTTTCGAGATGGGATCAAGTCGTCGACGTTTTGAAGAGGATGTAAACGAACGACGGATCGTGATATGATTGTTGTATGATGAAGCTTGCCGTCTGTTCTGACATCCACCTCAATTTTCTCAATACCGAGAAAGTAACGCAGTTTGCCGAGAAGGTCTTCAAGGCCGGTCCCGATGCTGTCCTCGTTACAGGTGACCTGAGCGAGGGTGACAAGCTAATTGCTCATTTGAGCATAATGTTGGCTGTCATCGATAGGCCCATCTACTTCGTTCTGGGCAACCACGATTACTGGCACAGCTCTTTCAAGCGTGTCCAGGACTCTCTGCGGTCCTTGATGACGGCCGAAAAGCGCCTCGTTTGGCTGCAGGGAGCTGATCCTGTCGTTCTCTCTGACAAGACGGCTCTGACGGGAGTCGATGGTTGGTACGACGCCGGCTGGGGAGACTGGAAGAAGGGCGGGATCTTCATGAACGACTGGGTTCGTATCGACGAATTCTCGGTCGGCATGTACCATATGCCCTACGGTGGTATGAGTCACGATAAGGGAGCGTACATCTCTCTTTCGAGGCAAAAGGCGGCCGAGGACGCCCGCATCGGCAAGGAGCTCTTGGACAAGGCGTTCGCTCTGCGAGATCACGTCATCTTTGCGACGCACGTCCCTCCTTTCACCGAGGTGGCCAAGTACAGGGGTCGCCCGACTGAATCGGACGCGCTTCCGTTCTACACTTCTAGGACGATGGGCAACATGCTCGAGGAGTACGCCAAGAGCTTGTCGATCGAGAAGTCGCTCACCGTCTTCTGCGGTCACACCCATGACAAGGCTAAGCATCGCGTCTCTCACAACTTGACTGTGTACTGTTCGCCGGCCGAATACGGTCGACCAGCGATCAGCGAGATGGTCAACGTTCTCTGAAACAGATTGGGCGGGGAATCCAAAGTTCCCCGCCCGTCTTACATTAAGGTCGACATGTCAGCACCGAAGAATTTCGTAGGCTTGCACGCTCACTCGACCCTTTCCGTCAGCGACGGATTCGGTCAGCCTGAGGAACACATCGAGTTCGCCATGGAAAACGGCATGGACGCTATGGCGTTCACCGAACACGGCAACATGAATAGTTTTCCGCATGCCTATCTCAAAGCGCAGGAGCTCAAAAAGAAAGGCAAGAATTTCAAGTTCCTTCCCGGGCTCGAAGCGTATTACCACCCCGATCTCGAGACGTGGCGCAAGACGAAGGCTGACATCGAAGAGGCCAAGAAGGCCGAGCGTGAGCTCGTCGGCTTGGATGAAGAAGATGTCGGTGCCACCGTCGAGAACGAGGAGGATTCCAAGAACGTCTCGAAGTGGAAGAATCCGATCAATCGACGTCACCACCTCGTTCTCTTGGCTAAGTCCAACAAGGGCCTGGAAAACATGTTCAGGCTCGTCTCTCGTTCTTACAAAGAGGGCTTCTACAAGTTTCCTCGCATCGATCGAGCCATGCTCAAGGAATTCGGCGAAGATATCGTCGTCACTTCAGCGTGCCTAGGCGGAGTCTTCTCTTTCGACATGATGTCCCAGTTCGATGGAGTGCCCTTCGAAGAGATGGATCACAACATCGGCCAGAAGCATCCCGAACTCTATGAGAAGGGGATGAAGGCCATGATGAACACGCTCGATGAATTGAGCGATGCCGTCGGCCGAGAGAATGTTTTCGCTGAATTGCAGTTCAACAGGCTGGCTCCCCAGCATCTCGTCAATCGGGCCCTTCTCGACCTTCACAAGAGGACGGGAGTGCAGCTGACGGCGGCCGCCGACTCCCATTATCCCAATCCCAAGATGTGGCAGGCCCGCGAGATCTATAGATTGCTGGGACGCATGCGTTTTACTAGCTTCTCCCCCGAGCTTCTGCCCGAGTCCATCGAACAGCTCAAGTGCCAGCTCTTTCCGAAGAACGCCGAGCAAATGTGGAACTCCTACCACGAGTATCGGGGAGAGGGAATGGACTTTTATGACGACGAACTCGTCTCTAAAGCCATCGAGACCACGTGGCACATCGCTCATGATCTGATCGGCGATATCAAAGTCGACAACTCATTGTGTCTGCCCAGCTTTGTCGTGCCGAACGGCATGACTGATATGCAGGCTCTCGTCGAAGCCTGTAAGGAAGGACTCAAGGCACGCGGCCTGGCCGGCAAGCCCGAGTACATCGATCGGCTTAAGATGGAGCTGATGGTCGTCAAGGAAAAGAACTTCGCTCGTTACTTCTTGACGATGAAAAAGATCATCGACATCGCTCACCAGAGCCTGATGGTCGGCGCCGGCCGAGGCTCGGGTCCCGGCGCACTCATAAATTACGTCCTCAACATCACGGACCTCGATCCGATCAAGAACGGATTGTATTTCGAGCGCTTCCTCAACAAGGTTCGCGCCGAAAGTCCGGACATCGATAGCGACGTCTCTGATCGCGATAAGCTCATCACCCTGATGAAGGACGAGATGGGCGACGAGTCCATCATCCCCATCACCAATTGGAACCTCTTCCAGCTCAAGAGCCTCGTCAAAGACATTTCCAAGTTCTACGGTCTGGATTTCGCTGAGGTCAACGAGGTGACTTCTCGATTGGACGCTGACGTTCGGCCGCACGCCAACTCAGCGGGAGAGAATAAGTCTCTCTTCCAGCTCAAATACGACGATTGCCTGACCTGGTCTCCGAGATTCAAGGAGTTCATCGAAAAGTATCCGCAGGTCGGCGAACACATCAAAAACGTCTACAAGAACGTCAAATCGGCCGGCCGACACGCTGGTGGAGTCCTCGTAGCTGAAGACGTCGAAGGTAAGCTGCCGCTTATCACGGTTCGAGGCGAGATCCAGACGCCCTGGGCCGAAGGCATGAACGTCAAACACATCGAGGTCATCACCGGCATCCCGAAATTCGACTTGCTGGGTCTCGATACGTTGCGAATGATCCAGCGCTGCATCGAAATCATTCTCATCAAGCACGAGGGCATCGAAAAGCCCAAGTTTTCCGACATCAAGAAATGGTACGACGAGCATCTCAAACCCGGCGTCATCGACGAGGAAGACGCTAGCGTTTTCGATCACGTCTTCGGCAAGAAGCGCTTCGCCGGTATCTTCCAGTTCACGGCGAAGCACACCCAACGCTTCATTCACGATTTCGAGCCCAAAAGCGTGCAGGATTTGGCGCAAGCTACGGCGATCTATCGACCCGGTCCTCTGGCGGCCAAAGTCGATAAGCTGATGATCGAGTCTCGTCGCAAGGACACTCGAAAGACGTATAACCATCCGGATATCGATCGAGTTCTCGAGCCCACTCGAGGTTATGTCATCTTCCAGGAGCAGCTGATGCAGCTAGCTCACGAATTGGCGGGTATGAGCCTCGTCGACTGCGACCGATTGCGTAAGGCGATCCTGAAGCGTTCGGTCACGGGCATGGGTAAGAACAAGAGCGAATCCCAGATCCTGGAAGAAGTGTTCATCGACGGAGCCGTCAAGAACAACTATCCTCGAGATAAGGCCAAGGAGCTCTTCGAAGATTTGGCCGCGTTTTCCAATTACGCGTTCAACAAGTCTCACTCTCTGGCGTATGCCTTCTGTTCTTACCAGACCGCCTGGCTCATGACGTACTTCGAGCCCGAATGGCTGTGTGCCTATATCGAGTCGATGATCGGCGATCCCGATTCTCGAGCGCAGGCCATTTCTGAGATCAAGTCGTTCGGCTACAAGATCGGCAAGGTCGATATCAACGTATCGAGCTATCGATGGGAAGTCGATCGTGAAGCAAAGACGTTCTTCCCGTCCTTCCGAACAGTGAAGGGCGTCGGGGACGCCGCAATCGAAGAGATCCTCAGGAATCGGCCTTACGAGTCGTTGGATGATCTCCTTTGGAACGAGGACGACAAATGGCGGCATTCCAAGTTCAACAAACGCTGCCTCGAAAACCTGATCAAGGTTGAAGCCTTCGATTCGATGGGAATCGTCAACGAGTCCGCCCCTGCACCCTTCTCCTCGTACAAGCAGATGCACATGTGTCTCATCGAGGAGGGCGACTCACTCAAAAAGAAGAAGGGTCGGGAAATGTTGTCATCTCTCGTAAAAGATAGTATGATGGTGGAAGACTGGACGACCGTCGAAAAGATCGCGTTCCACCGTGAACTGATCGGAGACATCGACGTGTCTCTCATCGTTAGCCAAGAGCTGCAGGATTACCTGGCTCAGAAGGAAGTGAAATCGATCGGTGATATGGAGCAAGGTGCGCATCTGGCGTGGTTTGTTTTGACGAACAGCATCCAGAAGTTCACCAAAAACAAGAAGCCTTACTTGCTCTTGCAGACGTTGGATGCGTCGGGTAAGCAGCATCGAATCTTCGCTTGGGGCGCTCCTAATGGAGCTGTCCCTGATGTCAATTGCGCCTACCTCGCTGAGGTCGAGAAGAATGACTTCGGGCTATCGCTCAAGTATTACAAGATGAAGAGGTTGGACTGATGATTAAGCAAGTGATAGTGATGAGGACGGACTTGGGCATGCGAAAGGGCAAGATGGCCGCCCAGGCCGCGCACGCTTCGATGATGTTTTTCGCTAAGCAGTTTCGAAACTCGACAGCGAATTACTTTAACACCGTGCAGCATCGCACAGGAAATCTGCACGGGTACGGAGTTTCCGTCACTGACGAGCAGCTCAAGTGGATGCAGGAGCTCTTTACCAAGATCGTGGTCGGCGTCGATACGGAGCTCGAATTGCTTCGGATCATCGATGTGGCTCGAGCCGAGGGTCTGACGGTCAACCATGTCGTCGATGCCGGCAAGACAGAGTTCGGAGGGGTTCCCACCCTGACGTGCGCTGCCATCGGACCGCACGAAGCCGATCGAATCGATGGCATCACCGGCAAGCTCAAATTGCTATGAAAAAGCACCTAGTCGCTTCTTTTGAGGACGACTATCCATATCTAACCAAGGAAGCTCGTTTCGAAACGGGCGATGGGTGGTACGATATCCTACGGGATATGTTTTCCGACGTCCACCAAGCCATCGTCGATGGCGGTCATGACAAAGACGTCATGACTTTTACGCAAATCAAGGAAAAATTCGGAACCCTCAACGCTTACTACACCTGCAAGGACAGGAAGTTGATGATCGTGGTAAGTCCCATCATCGACAAATACGAAACGTTGTCGTATACAATATGCGAACGTTGTGGGAACCCGGGTCGACAGACCACCGGGGGCTGGATCAAGATCCTTTGCCGTTCGTGTAGAGCTGAAGACGTCGATAGGGACTGAAATTCCTCTTATTTAAGAGTGTGTCATGAAAAGAACGCTGTTGATCAACTCCTCCTGGGAACCCTTGACCTTTATCGACTCTCGTCGAGTCGTCTCTCTGCTCGTCAGAGACAAGGTCGAAGTTGTCTCTCTTTGGACGGGCGACGTTCTTATTCCTCAGTTGTCGCAGGAACTCCCGGCGACTATTCGGTTGAAGAAGTTCGTTCGTCGTAACATCAAGATGCCTAAGTTCCGCCGTCGTGTCGTATTTACGCGCGATAACTGGGCTTGCCAGTACTGCGGATCCAAACTGAGCGCTCGAGATGCGACGATCGATCACGTCGTGCCGCGCGCGCACGGCGGTAAGACCGAGTGGAAGAACTGTGTCACGTCTTGCCGTCCTTGCAACCGCTGGAAGGCTGACACGACTCTCGAAAAGTCGGGCATGAGGCTCTTGTCCATGCCTGCGACTCCGTCCATCGTCCACTTCTGGGATCTCAAGAACGGTCAACTGACTTGGCACCCAGATTGGAATCAGATTATTCAGGAAAGATGATACCTAGTCACTTATGGATCGTCTAAAGAATTATCTGAGAGTGCTTCTGAGGGAGTATTGGGGTGAGGTTACTGGCGGAGTGACCCGCGACCAAGGTACGAAGGAGGCCCAACGTACAGGGCCCGCTCAACCCGATACTCCTGACGATCCTATGGGTGAAGACGAAGACGATCCCTTCATGCTCGACAAGAAGGGAAAGTACGTTCCTGACGATGCGAAACGCAAGATCAAGAAGTACTTTAAAGACATGAAAATGGAGCCGACGGACAAGCCTGGCAAGACTTATAAGTGAGCTCGCATATTTAATAGCAATGTCGTCCAAGAAAATCATCCAAGAGGCCGTCCGAGAGTTTTTGCTCGAGGAGAAGGGAAATCCCAAGGAAGAAGACCTTGATGATTTTCAGTATCTGACTATCGCTCGTCAGCTCGTCATGAGATACGAGGATGGAACCGTCGAACAGAATATTTCTCGTCTGGTCGACAACTTTGTCGCTTCCCACAAGGCAACGACAGGCAAATCCCTTGATGGGGAGAAGCTGTATGATGCCGTAGTCGAAGAGATGAGAGGGTTTACCGATTCCACCAACGTCAGATCGTTCGGAGGAACTAAGTGATCTCGCTGGTCGGACTTCCTCCGGCCGGGCCTGTCGAGCTGACCGAGCAGTTAGTCTCTTCGTGGAACTTTCTGCCTTATTCCGAACTGTCTGTCGCTCTGAGTTGGCTCAAGGCGTTGGCGACGATTCACCAATCTCATCATTGGCAGGCTTTCTCTGATCCCTTTTACGGTGATCATTTGATGTACATGCGCCTCTATGAAGCGGTGCAAAAAGACATCGACACCATGGCTGAGAAAGCTGTTGGCATGGGTACGATCGAACTTGTCGATCCTGTCAAGGTTCTTAAACACTCAGAAATCATTCTTTCTGTCGTCTATGAGGCACGTCCCGGAATTCCGAATCCGGCGGATCTAGCGATGCGTAGCCTGACAGCTGAAATACATTTTCTAAAAGCTTTGGAGAGAATCTCTCAGCTTTTGGAAGCCCGAAGCTTGCTGACTGCCGGCGTCGACAATATGCTGGCTGGGTTGGCTGATTTGCATGAGCAGAACATTTATTTGCTCAAGCAGCGGGTCGGACGCTAGCGTCACTTCTTTTTGGGCTTGATGCCCTTTTTCTTCATGGACCAAGCGACGGCCCATGGATTTTTGACACTCTTGTCTTTTTTGATGCCCTTGACTACTTTTTCGTAGCCCTTGGGAGCGTCTTCGTCAGTCTTCCAACGCTTGACCCGAGTATTGCAATTGCTGCAGTGCAACCAGCCTCCCCAATCGTCTTCGATCGAGGTTTCTTCGTATTTGCCTTTTTTGCACTTCTCGCAGGACTTGCCCTTGAGGTCCTTCGCGCCGCCCTCTTTGAGGTCTCTTTCGTCCGGGACACCCACACCGACATTCTGCTTGCCGATGGGTTCTCCAAACTTTTCGGCGATCATCGATTCTCCGATGAGCTCCCGGATAATGCCTCGAAGATCGGAGACTTTGACTTTGAATGTTCCGCTCATGGTCATAAATACGCAAAACAGGGTACGATGAACGATGTAATTTGCTCTGTAGGGTAAACATGGATCCGCAAAAACAACTCGAAAAGATCCTCCTCGAGAAGGATCCGATGAAAATCAAGGAATACGACGATTACGAGACTGAGTCCAAGCTCATTATCAAAGAGCTGCCGTACGTCAAGACCGTCGAGAAGCTCTCTATGGTCCTCTATGCGATCTTTTCCAAGCAGTATACGCCCAAACAGGCGTTGCTTGATTGGAAGCCTGTCGCTAAAGCGATCCTCGATGACAAGATCCTCGGCAAGCACGCTGGGAGGCTCAACAAATGAGAATTCTCGTCGCCGGCGCCGCTGGATTTCTAGGATCTAACCTCGTTAAGCGCCTGATCAAGGATGGGCATACTGTCTATGGAGTCGACAACTTCAGCACCGGTCGCATGCGGAACTTAGACCCGGTCTACTCGGAAAATTGGAAGAAGTGTTCCGTTGCTGATATCGTGGCGCATTTTTCCTATCCTGACGTCGATGTCATCTTCAATCTAGCGTGTCCGGCTTCGCCACCAGCGTATCAGCGGGATCCTGTGCACACGATGTTGACTTGCGTCGTCGGCACTCGTAATCTCTTGGAGCACGCTCTCAAGTGTGGTGCTATTTTCGTGCAAGCTTCTACTTCAGAAGTATACGGTGATCCGCTAGAGAGCCCCCAGGTCGAATCGCAAAGGGGAAACGTCAATTCTTACGGCCCTCGAGCCTGTTACGATGAGGGAAAGCGTGCCGCCGAGGCGCTCTGTTTCGATTATGCTGCGAAATATGGTGTGAAGACCCGAATTCCTCGTATCTTCAACACTTACGGTCCTGGTATGGACCCGAACGACGGTCGAGTCGTTTCTAATTTCATCGTGCAGTCGCTTCTAGGAGAGAAGCTGACGGTCTATGGTGATGGCAAGCAGACTAGAAGTTTTTGCTATGTCGACGATTTGATCGAAGCTTTCGTACGTCTCATGGATCCTGCTGTGACCCATACAGGTCCGATCAATCTGGGAAATCCGCATGAATTCACAGTGATCGATCTGGCGAAGGAAGCGATCCACATGATTCACGGCGGCCGCAACGTCCCGTGGCGAGAAGTGGCTCGTTGGCTCGAATATTCTCCTCTTCCGCAAGACGATCCCAAGCAGAGAAAGCCCGATATTAGTCTCGCCAAGGCTGTATTGTCTTGGGAGCCTAAAGTAGAATTGGCAGAAGGCCTACAGCAGACCATCGACTACTTTAGGAGGCTTGTGTGAACAAACCAATTGGACTTATGAGCAAATCGGGATTGACTTGTGATTGTACTTCATTTGATTTTCTTACATTCATTTCGAATGGTTGTCCTCATTGCGGATCAAAAAAATTCGATGAAGGAACGCATCCTGATTTTGGGGGACTCTTCATCCAGTGCATCAAAAAATGTAACGATGCACGAGGCGTTAGATTTTATGCTGCTTGGCAGCCTTATTCTAAGCGTCGAAAGGGATACGAAAGGTCACACCAATATCGGATTGGCGGATATCAGAAATAAATTGCCAATTTCGTTCGTATGAATTTGAATTTGTGCGAGCCGCTTTTCGAATGTATTGTTTTGAAGCTGACGGATATCCGTTTAAGCGAAGCCAACGTTCGGCATCTTTAATTGAGTCGAATGTTTGGGATCGTCCATCAACGTCTGTCATTATGACCGGCTTTTTGAGATGAGATTTTGATTTACTCATTTTTTCTTTAGTCTCGTCAGAGTTGATCTTTCCTGACTGCCCCCTGCTGATAGCGTCTTTCCATTTTTGAGTGAGTTTTCGACCTCTTCGCTGTTGGCTGAAGTGTTGTTTGATTTTGTCGGAATGAGTGTAACCAATGTTGCCTTCTCCTCCGCGAGTCAGATTATATCCGTGACCTTGAAAAGTTTTGAAGACGCGAATCCAAAACTTTTCGTGTTCATAAAGCGTTTGGATGCAATCAATTTTTTCGAGTTCTTCGATGATGAAAAACTCTTTACCGCATTTGGTAATTTCTTGTTTAAGCGGTCCTCTTGTTGTTTTCGAACAGTGTTCTTTCCACCGTTGATTAAGACTTCGAGTTGTGATTCCGACGTATCGTTTGCCATTGATTAAGTTCGTGATGCAATACACGCAACCCATAATGTGAGTATTATATCCCATGTCTTACGTGATAGGCTATAGTTTTTGGGGACTCTTAGAAAAACCTGAAGAGGCTCATGCCACCGCGACGACGGCTTTCGCCGCTGTCGGTGAAAGGCATCTTCTGGTCGATGAATTTCTGAGGCAAGGTCATCATGTCATCTGCTTGCAGCAGATGAGGGAATCGAAGCCTTATCCCGGCGTCGGCTACGTTCCGGAAGAGATACCCGAAGTCGATGTCTTCTATTTGGAATGGCGTTGGCAGCAGCATGCTCAACTGAGCGCCGATCGTCGAAACGAGCCTGATTGGGATCGGCAAGTTCAGCTTTTGGACGAATATACGAAGCGGGGTACGCCGATCATCGCTTTCGATACAGATCTCAAGATCACGACGATCGACGAAGATCGCTGGCCGACGATGGTCATAGCTGAGCCTTCCTTGAATATTCCTACGGTCGATCCGTGTCTGTATTCGGTGTCGGTAGGCATCGATGGGAAGTACCGCCCAGCCCGACAGAGAATCAGGTTGCCCTGGGCGACGGATTTCAAACCGTATTACGAGACGCCCGATTATTCCTACAACTACATCTATCTCGGCAACAACTACGAACGAGACGACCAATTCAAGAAATACTATGGAGATCCGGCTTTCCTTTTGAGAAGAGAAGGCATTCAAACGATCGCGTATGGCAACTGGATCGAGCGCTCGCCTTCTCGAGAAGATCCTGCAGAGATCCTTAGCAAGTTCAACTCTGTTTCGTTTCCTGGGCGTATGTCCTACAACGCTGGTATGAAAGAGATGAGTAAGTCGATTTGTACGTCACTCTTGGCTAAGGGAGACTACTACACACGAGGATTCATTACTTCTAGAATCTATGAAGGTATCCTTGCCGGCATTCCCAGCCTCATTCCTGTCGAACATCGATCGATTCATAAGATGGGTCTCGGACGGTACATCGTCTCCAAGCAGGATGATGTCATCAGGTGTGTGCGAGAACTACAGGGTCTCCGCAAGGAATGGAGAGCTCAAATCGTCGCTGAGCAGCTCGAAGCCTTGAAGTCGCTAGCTGACTTCAGCCCCAAATTCAAGGTCGACGCGATCACCTCGTATGTGAAGGCCAAATGATCAAAGATTGGAAGTCACTTTTCCCCCTTGCATCGGCTCGCGCCCCGCAAGAGCAGGCGATAGATTTTGCTCTCAAAGCTCTGTATGAGGACGGCAAGGATTGCGTCGTTTTAGAGCTTGGATTGGGAGTCGGCAAGAGCGCCATCGCGGCGACTTTGGCTCGCTATGTCGAGCTCAATTCTTTTGGAGAGGAAGAGGACGAAGAGTACGACAACGGGACGTACATTCTGACATCTCAGAAGATCCTGCAGGAGCAGTACGTCAAGGATTTTAGCCCACCACCTTGTGAGATGAAGAATCTCGTCTCTTCGGCTAATTTCGATTGCACCGGTCGACCGGGCGCCAAGTGCTCGGATTCGATGAGAGTCTATTCAGCTTTGGGCCAGCGATTTCCTTCTGGACCTCGAGAGCATTGTCGCAAGAACTGCCCGTACAAGAAGCAGAAGGCCGATTTTCTCGAAGGGCTCATCGGAGTCACGAATTACGCCTATTTCCTGTCCGAGACGATGTACGCTGGTCAGCTCAAGCCGAGAAGACTGCTCGTCGTCGACGAAGCTCACAATATCGAACCAAATATCTCGAAATTCGTCGAGCTCAAGATATCTCAGCTCGTCGCAGAAAAAGTTCTGAACATCAAATTCTCGAAAGAGCGCGATCCGGTCAAATTCATGGCTTGGGTCAACAAGAAGTACGAGCCGGCTCTTGCTAAGTTCTTGAAGAAGCTCGTCGTCGACATCGAAAAGTCGCAAGATGACAAAAGCATCCTGAAGTTGAGTGAGCGCCTTGAGACGATGGACAAACACATCTGCAAAGTGCATCGTCTGCAGAAGACGTGGGATCCCAAGAACTGGATCCTGAACAGGGAATGGACGAAAGACGGCTCCGACTCCGTGACTCTCAAACCGATCGATGTTTCGGCCTGGACTCATGACATGCTTTTGGCTTTCGGCCAGAAGCGTATTCTTTTGTCAGCAACGATCCTCGACAAGGACTTCTACATGAAGTCTCTGGGTTTGGATCCCGCCAAGACGGCGTTCCTTCACATCGATTCTCCCTTCGACTCGAAGAACAAGCCCATCTTCTACATTCCTGTCGGCAAGATGTCTTACAACAGCATCGAAGCGGTGTTGCCAAAAGTCGTCGACATGGTGGAAGAGCTGCTCAATTCCCACAAGGACGAGAAGGGCATCATTCACTGCGTCAACTTCAGAATTGTCGAGGCTATAGCTAGCAAGATCAAAAATGGTCGTCTGCTGGTGCAGTCGAAGGAGACCAATCGAGAGGCTATTCTTGAAGCTCACAAGAAGGCCCCGGGACCGACAGTCCTCGTCTCTCCTTCCATGACGGAAGGCGTCGATCTCAAAGACGATCTGAGTCGATTTCAGATCTTTTGCAAGGTCCCGTTCCCGTCGTTGGCCGATGAAGTCATCAAAAAGAAGTCCGAGAAGGATGATCGATATTATCCGTACGTGACTGCGCAAAGCATCGTGCAGGCGACCGGTCGATCCGTCAGAAATGAAACAGATTGGGCCGTCACGTACATCCTCGATGCCTGTGTCGAGGACTTTCTGAGGCGAAACAAGCATCTCTTTCCCAAATCTTTCCGCGATTCGTTCCAGGACATCGACGGGAACATCATCTCTTTCTGAGGTATGGTGATATCGTGCAGAATGTGATCATTTTCGAAGGTCCGGATCGAACTGGGAAGTCAAACATCGCCCAAGAAGTGAGTCGACGACTTTACGTGCCTTACTTCAAAAACAAGGACGAAGTCAAAAACTTCCTCGACCCAAAAGACTACTACGTCAATGTCATGAGATACGCCGACCCGTATTTTCTGTCGTATCTCAAGCAAACCGGTCATTCTGTCATCATCGATCGTCACTATCCTTCGGAGTGGGTCTATTCGACTGTCTTTAATCGGAAGACGGATATGGAAGCCGCTCGTCGAACTGACGAAGCCATGGCGGCCCTCGGAGCCAAGATCGTCATCTGCTGGCGGTCCAGTTACGCCAATCGAGAGGACGACGATTTTCCGACTGTCATTACCGAAGAAAAATTACAGAAGATTCACGACGGCTACGTCAAATTCCGAGAGTGGACAAAGTGCGAGAGCATCTGGCTCAATGTCGATGACGAGAATTTGAACCGAGAAGTCGAGGATGTTCTGAACGATCTGAATCTGTTGCCGCGACCCCTCGAATTCAAGGGCAATTTCGATCCCTTGGAGTTTGAAGAGGAATGCGAGGAAGATGATGATCAAGACGAATTAGATGCCGAATCCGCCACGACCGTCTTTCCCGATCCGGACAAGGATTGGTCCGATGTCGTGTGGGATTCCGAGGAGGTCGAATGAGATATCTTGTAACGGGCGGCGCTGGGTTCATCGGATCCCATCTTTCCAAACGATTGGTCGATGAAGGTCACGAAGTCGATATTGTCGACGATCTCTCTAACGGAGAGAGGGCCTTCTTGCCTCGAGGTCACAGGCAGTTTTTTGCTTGCGATTTTTCGGATGACCTGGTCCTCGACAAGGTGAGGAATTCAGAATACGACGTCGTCTTTCACTTGGCGGCGATGCCTCGAGTAAGCTATAGCGTCGAATATCCGGTCGAAACGACGGACGTCAACGTCATGAAGGTCGTCAAGCTGATGGATGCTTGCCGCGGCAACGTCCGTAGGTTCGTCAATACCTCCTCTTCTTCTGTTTATGGAGGTGCCGACAAGCTGCCCACTAAAGAGACGGCGGTACACGATCCAAAGTCTCCTTACGCCTTGCAGAAGTCGGTAATCGAGCAGTATTGTCGACTCTTTTCGGCTCTCTATAATCTCGATACCGTTTCAGTTCGACCCTTCAATGTCTTTGGACCCAATCAGAAGGGGAATGGAGCTTATAGCACGGCCGTCTCAGCCTGGCTCTACGGCGTCAAACACGGCACCCCTCTTCGTTCGGACGGAGACGGCACTCAGTCTCGAGATGTGACGTACGTCGATAATGTCGTCGATATCTTCTGCCGTTGCGCCAATCACGGAGGCAAGTTCACGGGAGAGGCGTTCAACGCTGGCACGGGCATCATCATCACGAACAACGAGATTCTGGATTGGTTCCGCAAGGAATTTCCGAACGCTGTCATCAACAACGCTCCATGGCGTCCAGGTGATGTCATGCACACGCAGGCCTCGATCACCAAAGCCAAGAAGGTATTGGGTTACAAGCCGCTCGTGACATTCTGGAAGGGTCTAGAAAACACGAAAAAGTGGGCCTTGAAGAACCCAATCTTCTGATCTTGGAATATTTTGAGGTCAATCCGATGACACAGAAGATCCATCCCAAGGTTGCCGACGTTCGAGAGTGGTTCTGCGATCTCAAGCGCCGCGAAAAGTTCGTGCAGGACAAGTCCGGCGTGCAAATGATCGAGGTCGTAGGCGCGACTTTCGAGGCCGACGAAGAGACTATCTTCGGACCGGTCAATCACGATTACGTCGAGCGAGAACTGCAGTGGTATAAGTCGCAGTCTCGAAATGTCAATGATATTCCGGGCGGCCCACCCGCTATTTGGAAGCAGGTGGCGACGCCGTCAGGAGAGATCAACTCCAACTACGGTTTTCTCGTCTGGAGCGAGGAGAACGGCCAACAATACGACAACGTTCTCAAAGAGCTGAGAAAGCAGGAAACTTCTCGACGAGCGTGCATGATCTACACGCGTCCTTCCATTTGGAAAGAGTTCAATCGGGATGGCATGTCGGATTTCATCTGCACCAATGCCGTTCAATTTCTGATTCGGGATGGCAAACTTAACGCCGTCGTCCAAATGAGAAGCAATGACGTCGTCTTCGGTTATCGCAATGATTTTGCGTGGCAGAAGCATGTGCTGCATTCGCTAGCTCGAGATCTTAGCATCGAACCGGGCACTGTCATTTGGCACGCAGGTTCGTTGCACGTTTACTCCCGTCATTTTAATTTGATTGATGGATGAGCCAAGATAACCCCGAATTCATCGTGTACACGGGCCCGATGTTTTCTTCGAAAACATCGAAGCTGTTGCTGACTCTTGAGAAATTCAAGCATCAGAATAAGAAGATCATCGCGTTCAAACCTGAAATAGACGTCAGGTATGCCGAGGATCAGATCGTCACCCACATGGGATGGAAGTACGATGCTCGCATCGTCAAGGATCACCTTGACATGCTGAAGATATTGTCAGACGATCCTGAGAACTACAACGTCGTCGCTGTCGACGAGCAGTTCATGATCAAAGGATCGGCCGAAGTGCTGATCTGGCTTTTTCAGAAGGGCTTTACGATCGTCGTTAGCACTTTGGATCTGTCGTATACCGCGACCCCTTTCGAAGAAGTTCAACGCATCTTGCCCTATGCGACAAAGGTCGAAAAATGCTCTTCCGTCTGCACCGTCTGCGGCAAAGACGCCCATTATACGCATAAGAAGGTCCAAAGCGACGATGAGATTTCGATCGGAGGCTCAGAGTCGTATGAACCTCGATGTTATAACCATTTCGTCGCGATCAATAAGGGAGATATCTGATGGGATCCGAAAATCGGCCTGTTTGGCCCATGACTTGGATGAATGTCGCACGGACGATGTCCGAACGGTCATCGGACCCGCGACTCAAGGTCGGTGCTATTGTCGTATCTGAAGACAACACGCAGATGTTGTCTGTTGGGTACAACGGAAACTACAAGGGCGGGCCCAATGAGCACGAATCGACCGAACCCGGTCAGAGCGGGTTCATTCATGCTGAGATCAATGCTCTTGTCAAGTGCGATTACAACTTCCCTAAAAAGAAGCACATGTACATCACACACTCTCCCTGTCGACAGTGCGCCAAGCTGATCATCAATGCTGAGATTGATAAGGTGATTTACGGCGTGTTGTATCGAGACCCGTCGGGTATCGACCTCCTCAAATCGGCCAAGGTAGAGGTCCTTAGCATCGAAGAAGCTATAGCCCAGTCAGTCGACCGCGCTCACAATACTTAATAGAGCGCATGAAGGCTCTGACTGAATCGGATATCATTCGAATTTTCCAGGAAGAGAACCGAAAACGCCTCGATTCCTTGTACGAAGAGCTCGACATGTATTTCACGTCGGCTGGGGATGTGGAAAACATCATCAGCAAAGAGCTCAAGGTCAAGCATAAGAAGAGCGGTCTTCGGTTCACTGTCGATTCTGTCTCGCCCCGCGACGTCGTCCTGCGATCCCCTGAGGGAGCCCTCAAGAAGGTCAGCCAGGACGTCCTCGAGCAGGAATTTGAGCTAGACTGAGGAGACAGAATGAGCAAGATCGATCTCACGAAGATTGTAAAAGAATCGCTGACGGCCGCTGGGGTCTCCAAGGAGAAGCTCAGCGAGGCCATGGTAGCTCAGCAAAAGAGGTATCCGCAGGTCTCCGAGATGGTCTCCCAGAAGACCAAGGACGCCCACGAGCGCCTCTACAAGAACTACGTTGAAAAGTTCAATCGAATCTCGGCCGAGTTGGATACCGCTAGCCGAGAGACGGATAGCAACGGCGCCGAGTATAGAAACTTCAAGGTCGATGAGACTCAAAACCTCAATGCGATCTGGTTGCATGAGCTTTACTTCTCTAACTGCTTTGATCCTCATTCTGAGGTCTTCGCTGATTCGTACTCTTACTTGCACTTGCAGAGGGATTTCGGATCTTTTGAAGAGTGGCAGAGGCACTTTGTTGCTTGCGCCATGTCAGCACGAGAAGGTTGGGCCGTCTGCGCCTATAACATCTTCCTTCGAAAATACGTCAATACGGTGATCGACGGTCATTCCAACAACGTCATGCTGGGTCTTTATCCGGTCGTCGTGTTGGATATGCATTCTCACTCGTATTACCGAGATTATCTGGATGACAAGCAAAGCTATATCATCTCCCAGATGAGAGAAATCAACTGGACGGTCGTCGAGGAACGCGTCAAGCGGGCCGAGAGAATCGGAGAGGTGCTCAAGTGAAGCTTCGAGTCAAAGATCTTCGAAGGATCATTTTTGAGGCTCTCGAAGAGGCCGAGGGCGATGAACCCACCTCTTCCGGAGATGCCGGCGACGGCGCTCCCTATCACGAGCTGGAAGATGCGTCTTTTGACGTCAAGCTCGACAATTACTTTGTCGATTCTGAAAATGGCGGCAAGGACGACATGGGAGAGTCTTGGCTGAGAGAAGCTGAAGACGATCCCCCGGCGCCCCAGGGCGGCGAAGCCGGTGCTGAAGAAGCTCCGCAGGGACCTGATATTCCCGAAGAAGATATGAAGATTGACGCCGCCGGTTTTGCCCGTGAAGTGGCTCATCTCATCGAAAATTTCACGAACCTCTTGGATGTCAAGGGTGTCGTGTTGAGACGTGCTCTGAATTATGTCGGCAAGAAGTACGGCAAGGAGCAGTCCAACACGGTCAGAGATGTACTCGAAACGCAGTTCGGAGTATATTCTGACGAGAAGGAGGAGCCGCAGGCTCCCGGAGCCGCCAATGCGGGCCCCGCTCTCGCCGGATGACAGACATTTTTAGAGATAAGAAATTAGTTCACGTCAAGCTCGATAAGGACACGCACTCGATGCTTCGTGCTGACCTCTTCAAGGCCGGCCTGACGATGCAGGAAGTCCTTTCAGAGTTCTGTCGACAATACATCAATAAATCTCCGCACGCCCTTAAGATGGTCGAGAATTACGTCATTCGTAAGAATCGATACAAGATCCAGGCGTTGGAAGAACAAGTCAAGGAGCTCAAGCAGCCCTTCGGCATGACGGATGCCGACAAGGCGGCCATCTACGATCTGCTAGACGAGAATTCTCCGTTGGGTCAGACCAGAGAGGACGAAGACGATGAAGATAGTCGATGACGTCCTCCGAAAATCCAAACCTTTTGTTGCGGTCATGAAATGGATCGAATTGACCAATAACGCCGTCAATTCGCTGTTTAAACTTTGCGAAAGCATGGCCACAGAGCTCGAAAACCAACGAAATGCCGTCAACAACTTGACAAAGCTGTGCGAGATGATTCTCAACAAGGATCCTCGTCTGCAAGAGCTGTTGAACAAGGCCACAGAAAATAAGAAAGATGTAAATTGATGACCTTCGCTATCATTTGGGCATACGTCAAAAAGTACTGGCAGCTGCTGGTCGCGATCGTTCTGTTTGTCGCGGGTTTTTTCTTTTTTAGCTCTAAGACATCGTCACTCAGCGATCTTCTGGAAAAAAACAGAAAGCGTCATGAAGAGGAACTCGAAGAGATCAAGAAAGCTCACGAGAAGGAACTGAGGGATCGGGAAGCGGCCCTCAAGAAGCTGCAGGAGACTCTGGCAGAAGTGGAAAAGCAGTACAGGGAAGCCCAGCTTGAGCTTGATGCTCAAAAGAAGAAGGAAATCGAAAAGATCATCAAGGAGACTCAGAATGACCCCGAAGAACTCGCCCGCCGGCTGCAAGAATCGACCGGATTCAAAATCGTCGTTCCGGAATAAGCTAGTATCGTCTCTGGTACTGGCTTCTTTCATTTCGGTCTCGACTCCCGTTTGGGCTCAAGATACGACTGAAATCGCGGCAGCGACTCCTGTGCCGGCAGCCAGTGTTCAACCGCCTGTTGAACCGACGATTGTCCCGGTCAGGCCGGGAAGCATCATCCCCTGGCCCGGTTTGCTGCTTAATCCAGCGGCTGTCGCTCAAATCAAAGTTGAACTAGATTCAGCCAAGCAGCAGTGTGCTATCGTCACCAAAAGGGCGGTAGACGAGCAGAAGGCACACGATGATTACGAACTAGCCTTGCAAAAGGCCGCGGCCGAAAGGGCGCAGGCCGAAGCCGCAGCTTCGATCAAGACTAAAACTTCTGAGATCAACGACCTTACCAAGCGTCTCGAGAAGGCCGAAAAAGACAAGCCCAACACCTACTTATGGACAGGCTTGGGATTCGGCGCGGGTGTCGTAGTGACCGTTCTGACCGTTTTTGCGGTCTCGCAAGCATCCAAGTAGGAGAGAAAAATGTCCGACGAAGAAGTAAAGCAGGAAGAGACGACGGATACCGGTCCTTGCAAGTGCGAATGTTGCGATCACATGATCGTCACGGAAAAGCCCAAGACGAGTTGGTTTTGGCTCAAGGATTCTAACGGTAACGCTTCGGCGACTGTTACTTTCGCCGCGATCGCCTTTTGGGTGACGACTTTGGCGTACTTGATGTCCATCGTAGAAAAGATCGGGCCCCTCGAGGTTCGACCTTTCGATGTAGCCGCGTGCGGCAGCTATCTGATCCCTATCCTCGGTCTCTATTTTGGTCGACGATGGACAGACGCGAAGCTAGGTTCCAAGTAAGAACCTAATTAAATTCGATGTCTTCCAAGATCAACGAAGAGTCGGTTCGCAAACTAGTCCGAGCGATGCTGGAGGGCACCGTCGAGGTGCCTATTCAGGCGAACCCCAATGTCGAGCCGCTGATGAATGATCGGCAGCTCGACTATATCGAGCGGACTCCTGTCGACAGCGTCGAGTTGTCAAACGTCATCGGAAACAAACTGAGAGGTTTGGATGACGAGATCGCACCTCACATCTTCAGGCAACTAGCAGCCATTATCGACGTCGAGGAAGACAAAGAAAAAGAGGAAGATTCGATGACACACGAAGCGAAGCTGAGGTCGATCATTCGACAGATGCTCAAAGAGACACTAGACGAGGCCAAGCCTGATCCGTGGAAGAACGCGCCGCCCGTCACCGGTCCCCTGCCGCCTGTCAAAAAGATCCCAGCAGGCGTTCATGGCGGCGAATACAACTCAAAATTCGACAAGTATAAGTCGGATCTATCCAAGATGATCAAGGGCGGCGGCGCCGACGACCCGGGCGATGAACCTTCGGTCGCTAAGCGCGGCTATACCTCTACGCAAGAAGCAGGAGGTTCTTCTTTTGATGAGATCGCGGCTGAATTCGGCTTCGCGGGTCCGCAAGGAGCCAAGGCGGCCGTCGAGAAGGCTCTTGCCAAGATGAAGTATCTGATGAAGCTTCCCGAAGAGGATCGGGACTTTCTCGTATTGGCAGCGATGGATGACTACATCAATATGCTGTCGAAGACGGGCGAGTTGACTCCCGAAGATGTCACTTTGCTCAGAGCCCATCCGGCCGTCGTTCAAGATCTCGATGGATTCAAGGATCATCTTCACAAGTACGTCCTCCGCGGCATGCGCGATGCTAAAGCCGATGCGGGTGGCGGCGAAGAATGAATCCAATCGTCGTAGCTTCAGTTCAATTTGAGTCCAAGAGGGCCGATCCGCAGACTAATCTCGAGCGCGCTCTTCAATACTCCTTTGAGGCCGCGACTAAAGGCGCTCGGATCATTGTTCTGCCCGAATTGTGCATGACGGGACCCGAGCTCACACCGAGAGAGGCTATCGCGTGTTCCCAGATAGCCGAAGGTTATCAGACGAATCTGATGGTTCCGTTGGCTCGTCGTTACGGCGCTCTCATCGTTTTCGGCTATGCCGAGCTATGTGACGGGCAGCTATACAACTCTGTTGCGATGGTCGGACCCAACGGTCTCTATGGCAACGCTCGTAAGAAGAGCCTCGAAGGTCGAGATTTCATCTGGGCGTGCCCCGGTGACGATTCGATCGCCCCTATCGTCATTCACGAGGGAATTCGTGTGGGCGCTCTCGTCTCTCATGACGTAAAAAACAAGAAGCGCGATTCTTACGCTTGGAAGCAGGAGTCTCCTTTCTACAAGAAGGGAATGGTCGAGCTCGTATGCGTACCCTGCGCCTGGCAGGAAGGTTTTTCTTTTCCGGATTCGAAGTGGGTCGGATTGGCCGAAGAACTCAAATCGGCGGTGGCCGTATCGAACCTCATTTTCGAGGATTCTTACGGACGCACCGGCGGCGGCAGCTGCATCGTCGACAAGAGCCTCAAAGTCTGGACTTACGGTTCATCGATGACTAGCCCGGCCGTTGTCGGAGGGCTCGTCGAAATATGAAGAAGGTATCTACTCTCGTCGAAAACTATATCGTACGTCGGACGACCACGATGCTCGACGATAGGGATACTCCTGTGCGCGTCGCCGTCAGTCGAACGGACACGCCGCTCAAGCCGTCGAATCGTTGGGAAAAGCTCGGCAAAAGAGCCTTGACCAAGAGGTTTGAATTTAGAGATTACGATCATCGTGACAGGTTCATCTCGGACATATTAGAATTCGAGAAGGAGCGAGGTCACCGAGGCAAGATGATGATCGATGACCTGGTCGTCACTGTCGAAGTGAGCACGAAAGATATCGATGCCATTACCGAACTTGACCAGGAATACGCCAGAGAAACAGACATCATCTATCGAGAAGTCTGCTACGTCTGATTTCATGATGAGCGAAGATCTCGAAGGAGTCTTCGATCCGGACGTCGTGTTGGACGAGGCTTATCCCACTCTCGAATTGATGGGACAGAAGCTGAAGTACAAGTTCATGTCCATTTCGTCCAGAAGGGACGAAGTCAGATACATCATCGAGTTCGCTGAGAAGTTCGATCTCGAGAGCTTCGTTAATCGCGATTGGACCGACATCAAGATCGGATCCAAGGAGTTGATCAAGGAAGCGGACATCATCAGACTGAAGATATCGTCAAAGGTATTGAAGCTGAGATTTAGACGCCATACTTATGACCAAGGATAGGTGCGCCACATGTCTGAAAATGATAACAAGCCGGAATCTGAGGACCTTTCAGGGATCTTCGATCGGTTTATGGAAGGTGTCGTCGAGGGCGAAGAAAAGAAACGCGCTCGTAAGACTCTGGACGAGGATTCTCCCGCTCGTCGTTACATCAAGAAGTACGGGGAGCTCCCCCAGAACCGAATCGTCATCAAGAGGTGAATTCCATGAAAGCTAGAGAAGCTCTCAAGGAAGCCGTCCGCAAGGAAGTTCGCAAGTTTCTGCATGAAGCCGATCTTTTTGCCGACGAGCCCCAAGACGATCAGAATCAACAAGCTCAGCCTCCGCCCGAGCAGGGACAGCAGCAAGCGGCTCCCGATCAATCAGGAGGCGATACTTCCAATCAGGTCAGCCTAGGTAAAGTTTCCGGATCGCCCTCCAGCGGCACCGGTGAACCCGAAGAGATCTCGCTGGAAAACACCGTCGATAAGCTCAATTCGATCAGGTCAGGCAAGTCGTTCAAGGACGATCAGGTCATGGCTCAGATGGAAAAGTATTACGGCGATCTCAAGGATGCCGAACGCAAGGCTCTGCAAGCTTTTTTGACAGGAATCTCGCAGATTGTTACCGCCGGAGTTCCTGGAGATCAAGCGCCTGAGCCTGAGGAGGCGCCGACCAACGTGCAGATGGTCGACAAGGACAAAGTTCAATCGAAAGCCGTCAAGCCCAATGTCATCAACAAGGGAGGCTCGAACGCTGGGCAGCAAAAGCCGGTAGAGGACAACTCGGCGCCCGTCAGTGTAAAACAGCGCTGAAAGAGTTACAGTCTCCCTATGGATAAGCGAAATGTCACTTTGCCCAACGGAGAGACTCTAGAGATCGAATACAACGAACAGTTTTACGTCAAGATCAGACAGCAATTCAATCTAGGCGCAGATGAAGTGCCTTCTGATTATCACGTAAGAATGTTCGTGTGGGGAGCGTGCAAGACGGCCTTCGACAAGGCCGAGCAGGAGATGAGGCAAGATGGCAGGTGGAAAGACGATTGAGGAAAGCCTGAAGGAGTTTGTTTCCGAAGTCCTTCTCGAAAAGAAAATTCGAGAAGTCGACGTTTCGGACGGCTCCAAAGTGCCTCATGGATCCGAGAAGCATGTCAAGGACCTCGAGGTAAGGATCGCCGATCTGTCTCGTTGGAGGGATAAGCAGCGTCGCGGCTCGGAAGCTCGAGCTAACTATTCTCGTCTCATTTCTCGTCTCAAGGGAGAACTTTCTAGCGCTCGTCGTCAAGCGGCGAAGGCCAAGCAGAAGAAGGCAGAATAATGGGCGGCGCAGTCGGACATCTTTATCACCTTTATGACAATCCCGATCTGACGTTCGGAGAGATCAAGGATATCATCAAGTCGGCCGCAGCCGGCAAGCTCACGCAAGTGAGCGAAAAGCTCGACGGTCTGAACCTCGTCTTTACGTGGGACGAATCGGGTTCTGGTCTGAGAGTCGCTCGCAACGCTGGAGATATCAAATCGGGCGGCATGGATGCTAGCGCCCTGGCGGCAAAATTTGCCGACCGTGGTAATCTGTCTGACGCCTTCAACTCGGCTTTTAAGGTCCTCAATCAAGCTTTGGGATCGCTGCCACCGCAGGCACGAGCCAAAGTCTTCGGTCCGGACGGCCGCATCTGGTATTCGATGGAGCTCATCTACTCTTCGAATCCAAACGTCATCCAGTACGACAGCAACAATATCGTCTTTCACGGCTGGCCTGTCTTCAAAGCGTTGCCTGATGGCACGGTCGAAAAAGGTCCAGGCGGGGGCGTCGGCTATCTGTCGAAGTACATCGAGCAGATGCAGAAGAACGTCAGAGAGAAGGACTGGCAAGTTCGCGGTCCTGCTTTGGTAGCTCTCAAGAAGATGTCGAACAAGGCCGTCCCGCAGAAAGCTCTCGCTGCCATCAATCGGGCTATGGCCAATGCTCGCGTTTCCGATGGCGACACTATCCAGGATTATCTTTTTGCTTATGTGCTTGAAGATGCTATAGCGGCCAAGATGCCGCCTAAAGCGGCTCGAGACATCGCTGCTCGAGTAGCCGGCATTCCCGGAGCTCCCAACCTGACTCAGATCAAGAGCAAGATCGACAAGACTCAGGTGCCCGCCGTGCAAGAGTACGTCAAGGTCGGACCCAAGACAATCAAATCAGCTATAGCTCCCATCGAGGCAGCTATCCATGATTTTGCCGTCGAGGCTCTGAGAGGATTGACGTCGACTCTCATTTCAAACTCTCCGGGCGAGGTCGATCGACTTCGAGCGCAGGTGCAGCAGGCTATCGCTGCTATCGAAAGCTCGGGCAACGAGCAGGCCATGGCTATTCTCAAGACTCAGATGTCCAAGCTGGGTCAGATCGAGAATCTAGCTACTCCGATGGAGGGTGTCGTCTTCATTCATAACGGCAACGCCTACAAGTTTACGGGTGCCTTCGCCCCTGTCAATCAGATCCTCGGACTCTTCAAGTACGGCCGCGGCAAGATCAAGCTAGCGTCAGAAGCGTTGGAACTCATGTTTTATGGGATCCAAAGCATGCTTGTCGAAGGCATGCTCGATGAAAAAGGACAAGGCGCTTTCGATAAGCGAGTTGCGGATGCTAGAAAAGCTCTTGAAGATGCGAGAACAGAATACAAAAAATTTCAGGCTGCACGCGATATCGTAGTTAACGTCAAAAGAGCTCGTATTGAAGCCGGGCTTCCTCCAACGGTGCCCGACAAATCTAAATCGAAAGATCCCAATAGCGAGTCTTTCAAAAGAGCCGCTCAGCGTCGTAAGCAGTGGGATGATATTGCCGTCCAAATGGGGTTGACACCAGCTGTTGCTGAATTAGCCGGAGCAGAAGCAAATTTTGCTAGCAAAGAAAATCGATACGAAGCAAAAATCAAAAAAGCACAAGCAGCGCTAGCTTTTTTAGATCCCATGACGAGTGATGATGATTACAGTAATTCTGGAGATTCTTTAGATAGAGATAACGAACCTGAGTCGCCACCGTCTAAAGAAAAGCACCAATATAGCAAAGAAATTTCTGACATTGAGCCGAATGAATGGCAACTATGGCCGTGGACACATGCTCAAGGTTTGAGTATCACTAATCACGTATATGGAGCATCATCGACCGGTAAGACGGGTAAAGAAGAATCGGGCGTCGGACCTGGGGAAATGTGGCTCGAGTATATCTTTGGAGCAAAAGTTTCCGGCGGAAGCAAGTCATACGATTTGACAATGCCTGACAGAACTACTTGGGAGGTTAAGGGTCTTCAAAAAGAAACAGACTCGATTCGACCCGGGGTCGGCGGTCGCATGGCTGTTGATAAATCAAATCAAAAACTCAAAAAAGTCATCGAACAATCGACCACTTTTTTTGATGATCTCAAAGGGGTCGTCGACAAGGCGTTTGATAGCGCCGCTATGTCAGAAGGTTCTTCTTCTATGAAGAAGAAGTTACAATACGCTAAAACTACTCTAACAGAGTTGAATCAACGAGTTGTTAGAGGAGAAATTCCTCCCGATTGGATCGATGTTCGTCTGAGACGAGCTCTTTTTTATCTTGCTGAATTTAAGGCAAAATACGGATCTGATCCCGATGCGGTCGTGACTCTAATTCTCGGTGATGCTGGAAAAAAAGTACAAGTTCCTCGATCTAAAGCAATCGAATTGGCACGAGAGTATGATCCGGACGCTCTGAGCAATTTTAATGAATTTGAACGCGCCGCCGCAAATCTGAAAGATACAGCATTCACGGATCCCGCTCAATTCATCGATGATTGGTTTGACTCCGTCGATATTGACTCGATCTTTTCGAAAGTGACGGGCGGTCTCATTCTTGTGACACCAACGAAGTATCTCGTAATGCCCAAAGAAACAATGAGAGATAAGCTCATCTTTACGAAGATCTCCGGCGGTGTGCCCAAGATCAATCTGATCGGTACCGAAGGCTCCGAAGAAGAGCCCGACTGATCAGCGACGGACGGTTTCGAAGATGAAAGACTTGATGAGATCGATCGCTTCCGACCTGGTCGTCTTCTTTTTGGCTGTTTTGGCCGTCGGCTTGGCCTTCGTCGTCGGCGCCGCGGCTGACGTCTTTTTCAAGGCGCTTTTCCCGCCCGGCTGAGGAGATTCGGCTCCCATCTGGGCCGATTTGCTCAGAATATCCCAGATAGCCTTGCCGTTGACGCCCTTAGGCAAGTTCTTGATGAACGACTTCTCGTCGCCTGCTTCCAGGAACTGTCGCATCTTGGTGCCGCTGACATCCACCGTATCCGTCCTCTGGACCGGTCTAGGAATAATCTGTTTCCGAGAATAAAGGTTACCACCGTATTTGATCAGGGATTTTTCTGGGAAGTTCTGAGCAAGATCAGTCGGATCGGAGTAGAGCGCGTAGGTATTTCCGATGTTGGACGTATTATCGTCTCCGATTTCCTTGTAGACAGCCTGGACGGGATTCGATACGTATTCGACCTGCACGTTGCCCGGTAGAGAGGGTTCGATGTGACCCTTCCAGATGGCCTGCATGTCGGATCCCATGATGGGAATCTCTCCAGGACGCTTGCGATCGGATAGGCTGACAAAAACCTTGACTTTGTCGTTTTCTTTGGCCGCTAGCCGAACGAGACCATCGTGCCCCGCGTGGTAGGGCTTGGCAGACATGGGAACTAGACCAATCTTCATGAGTATGTAATCCTTGCCCGAATAAGCTTAGTATAAATAGCAGGATGAAAGCAATACACACAACGTCATGCGGTACTTGCATGTACCGTAAAGTGGATGACGGGTACGAGGTCTTTTTGGTGCGACCTCACAAGGATCGGGACAGGTGGGGAGTCCCGAAGGGTCACATCGTCGAAGGAGAGACCGAAGAAGAGTGCGCTGTGCGAGAGACGGTCGAGGAGACGGGAATCACTCCCATCATCTCCCACCATAAGCTGGCGGACGTCAAGGTCAAACACGCTTACGAGCACAAGACGGTCAAGGTTTGGATGGCGCTTGTCGATCCCGAGGCTCCTCTGCAAGAGCCTGATGGTGAGAACTTCGACATGCGATGGTTCAACATCGATAACTTGCCGGACCTGCACAAGTATCAGGTTTCCCTCCTTGCTGAGGTGGTAAGCTTCCTCAAAGCAAGATAGTTATAGGCATGTCAGATGAGCGTCGTATTCTCAAGGAGTACGTAAAAAACGTCCTCCGCGAGGATGAAGGCTACGGTGCTGCTTACGGCGACTATTCTGATTCTCCGTACGGCGTCTCGTGGGGCGGTCCTAGCCTCTACAAGATTTTTGTCGAGCCGTTTGTCGACGTCTTCAAGACGACCAAGGGTGCCGTCGAGGATATCTCGGCTCGAACTCGAGCCGCCGCCAAAGTCGCTTTTGAAGCCATCGCGACCAGCCTGATTCCCATCTTTAGCAGCGACTATAAGAAGATCTTCGACAAGGAACACGAACAGCTTCTGAAGATCAAAGAGAAGTATCGCGACGTCTTCGAAAGGACCGATAAAGCCCTTTACAACGAGGGCAACGATTTTGTGCTGCTAGCCTTCCTGCTGGATCCTGCTCGTTACATCACGATGACGGCGCTGAGAAATGCGCCCCAGGCGGCCCTTTCAGTCTTCGAGACGCTAGCTGGAGAGAGCGAGCATCTGACGAGCTTCTTCAACAAGCTCAAGATCATCACTCACGGCCCCGGTGGTCGTTCTCGAGAGACTAATGCGGGCGTCTGGTCGTCCAAGGGCGGGCACATGGGCGGAGCGGGTTATCTCGAAGGCAAGATCTACGAGGACGAACAGAAGCAGGATCCCAACGCGCTTCTCATCAAGAAGCTGAGCGATCCCAAAGTCATCTCCGCCTTGCAAAAGACGGCCAAAGCGCAGTCTATGAAAAAGGACGCGCAGGCGCTTGTCAATGCCACCGTCAACGAACTCATGGAGAAGGTCAAGGCCGTCAACGCAGCTCGAACGCTGGACGATCTGGCTCGAGCAGCACCTGGTTTCGATCGATCCAAGATGGCGGCCCTACAGAAATTGCCCGCCAACGAAAAGCAGGCGGCCGAGCAAGCCATCATCAACCAAGTGAAGCGCGCCGCCCAGCAATTCTACATCAAGACGTTGCAATCTCAGATCGATTCGGCCATGAAAGCGGGCGTTCCAGCCGACAATCCGCTTCTTCAGGGTTACAAAAAAGTGATGGGTATGATAAGATCGTCCTGAGGAGCGATCATGTCAGAAAAAGATACCGTCAACCACGCCGGCGACCTTCAGCCCGATGAACTCAACGCGCTCAAGGCGCTGGTCGAGGAATTTCTCAACAAGGTGCAGGCCGTCGACAACGAGATCCAGCTATTGAAGGACGATCGCAAGGAGCTCTTCGAAGAGTACTCGGATCGGCTCGATATGCGGACCCTCAAGGCGGCTCTTCGTATCGTTGAAATCCGAAAGGGAGTCGCTCACAAGGATACCTTCGATTGCTTCATGGAAGTCCTCGAAAAAGAAGGGCTTTAACCCTTCGCTCGATTCGGGTTAGTTTCATTCCATGGCCAACGAAAAGAGACTCGCGAAGTTCGATCTGAGACTGACGAGAGCAGAACTTTTGCATCTTCGGGATCTGATGGGTGTCAGCGTTCCTAGCGAAGGCGGGCCGCGCACGGTCTCTTCGGCTCTTGCCTCCATCGAGGGCAGAGAACATGCTGACGAATCCCTTTGGGAGAAGATCAGCGTCGCATGCCAATCGGCGCAGGTGGCTCTGGAGGACGACGCTCCGGATTACGTCATCGCGCCGGTCGCTACGCCACCCATGGCCGTATTTAGATTGCAGGACGACGAGGATCTCGTCGAAGTTCCGGTCGAAGAATCGGAGGAAAAAGACGATGGAGAAGAAGTACAGAGTGGGTCAGATACTGTACGTGGTGCTGAACAAGCAGACGAAAGTGTTTCCCTGCCAGGTGGTGGAGGAACTGACGAAAAAGACGCTGAACGGAAACAGCGTCGTCTATCGGGTGGCGATCGGAAAAGGAAGCGAACCAAGAGATCTGAATGAGATCGACGGCGAGGTCTTTGACGATCCCGAGACAGTCAAAAAGACGCTGACGGCTCGGGCCAGCAAGATGATCGAAAAGATGATTCAGGCGGCGACGAAAGCATCGTCTGAATGGTACACTCCATCTGCAGGAGTTCCCGAAGTGCAAGGTCTGTCGCTCGAAGACATCACGCCCGATCTGACTCCTGTCGACGACCCGACGGACCCTCCCGAGCAACCCGTCGTCGAGTTGCCCGACGGTCGAGTAGCCAAGGTCAATATCAAGATTCCGGCCAATTTCAAAACCGGGACGTGATACGTATTAGCGATGTCCGCCAAGGTTCTCAAGAGCTTCATTCGGGAAGCCATCAAAGGTAAAGTGAGCGCTTCTCCTTCTTACATGAAGAAGGAAGCTGTCCGAGAGAAGTTGCAATCGATCATTGCCGAGGCTGTCGCCTCCGGAGAGATCGGCGATCAAGCTGCATTGGAGCAGTTTTTGGTCGATATCAATACTTCGATGACGGCCCTCAAAATGATCCCGTTCGAAGTTTGGACCAAGCTGGCGGGCGTGGCCACGAGCCCGGTTCCTGTCGCCAAAAAGAAGTCCAAGTAGCCCTAGACGTTATGTAAAGGCCGGCGACCTCATGCTATAATAGAGGCATGGGAAAGCCCTTTGCCATGCGAATGCCCGACTGGAAGGAGCAGAATCCTGACCATGACGAGCTCGAATTGCGACACAAGCACATGCTGTGCGCTCCGAGTTTCGAGGCGTTACGTCAGTATGAGTGGGTCCGCGCTAGCGGAAAATTCAACATGCTGACCGAAGGTCGCAAGGTTGTCGAGGAGATGCACAAATTGGGTTTTTTCGACGCGTTAGCCTGGCTTCTTCTTTGCCAAGAAGAGAAAGTCTTTTTCGGCGCGGTTTATTCGACCGGGATGGAACAACACAAGAAGGACCGTCCCGGCAACTGGTTCGATGCAGAATTTCTGAGAGGCATTCAGAAGTCAAAGAAGAGAGATCTCAAGGAGCAGATGCGACAGCTTCAAGCCGAGATCGATGAATTGGAGGACAAATGAAGCATCTCGTCATCGACGGTATGAATTTCGCCTGGCGTTCCAAAGTCTGGGGTCCCGCTCGGGACAGTCCGGGCTTTATCTTTTTCCGCAACCTGAAGGCTCTCATCGAGATGCACCAGCCCGATCATGTCTGGTACGTTTTGGAGGGTCGACCGCAGGCTCGTCATGACATCGCGCCGACTTACAAGGCCAATCGCGTGCTCGCGCCCGACGATCCCAAGCTCCAAGAGCGCAAGGACTTCATGACCGAGATCCGAGCGGCGACGGGCATTATGGCCACGTATCTGCCCATCACGATCATTCGTCATCCGCATTGGGAGTGCGACGATACGATCTATAACCTCGTCAAGAAAGCAGCGCAGGGAGACGACGAGGTCATTGTCTCCTCGAGCGATTCGGACTTCATTCAGCTCATCCAGGACTTTCCCAAAGCGAAGCTGTGGAATCACACCAAGAAGGTCTTCGTCGAGGCTCCCGATTACAACTACGTCACCTGGAAGGCTCTCCGAGGCGACGGCTCCGATAATATCAAAGGAGTCAAGGGAGTGGGAGACAAGACGGCCCAGAAGCTGATGACTGATGAACCTGCTCTCATCGAATTCCTGACGGACGATTCGAATCGAGCCCAGTTCGAAAGAAACGTGTCTCTCATTCGATTTCACGAATTTTCGGACGAGGAAAGGGCCCAGGTCGAGCATTCTCATGGCTCTTTCGATCCGGATTTCATGCGTGCTTATTTCGAGAGCTGTGGCTATCCGTCGATGCTGTCTGAGACGTATTGGCCTAAGTTCGTTGCGACCTTCGAAAGGTTGAAATGACTGAGGGCAATTCGATTCTATCGGAGTCGACGTAATTAAAGGGATGAAAAAGCTATCCCTGGTCCTCGGCATGATCTGGGCGTCTCCTATCACGCTCGTCTGTTTTCTTTTCTACGTGCTGCCTTTCTGGCTGTTGGGTTGGTACGAATACATCGGTTGGTACGAAAACTGCTGGGCCTGGAAGGTTCGTTCGCAAGCTCCTGAATTCGTTCACAAGCTATGGAAGGGGTGGGCAGGGCACTGCGTGGGCAGCATCATCGTCATGATCGAAAAGCCCGAGATGTCCAAACGTTTCCAGGTCGTCTTGGTGCACGAACAGCAGCACGTCTTACAGTGCATGCGCCTCGGAATTTTCCAGCCCATCCTTTACTACGCAAACCGCCTGGCCATCAAGTGGGCTTGCAAGAATTCTCATTCGTACTACGACAATCCATTTGAGATCGATGCTCGTCGCGGAGCCGGTCAATACGTCGACTACAAGCAACGCTAACTTTCTACTTAAACGTTGGGAGGTGCGCGATGCCGATCAACGTTTCACAAGTAAAGTGGTCAGCTTACGCCGGGTCCGAAGGCCCGGTATATTACGGTAGCAAGTCATTCAAGATTCCTGAGAATCCCACCTTCTTGCATAAATGCATGGCGATCGTCTCGGCCGTCGAAGGTCATATCGATGCCGTCAACATGTACGACTCGGGCATCGTCTCGGTCGGCACCGTGCAGTGGATCGAGCGGGGAGCTAGCTCGGTTTCCGACATGATCGGCAAGGTCGCCGACGCTTGCGGTCCGTACTACGTCAATACCGTTCTGGCTCCGGCTCTCAAGCTTTCGGATGCCGTCTTCAAAAAGAACGCGCAGGGAAAATGGCGCTTCTTCATGAAGAGAGACGGCAAGGAGATCGAAGTCAACACTGTCGCCACCCAGCAGCAGTGCTTTCTCTCTTGCGACGGTAAAAAAGGCTCGTGGAAGCCTGAAAATGTGTTGCATGCCAAGACCTGGTGCGCTGCCATCGCTTCCCTTTGGGATTCGGACATCGCGTGTCAAGCTCAGATCGATTTTTCGGCCGGGAGATTGTTGCCTTGGTTCGTGACTCCCAATGCCAAGAAGATCCTGTTTGTCGATCCGGATGAGACGGGATGGAAGGGTCTGCTCAAGGCGATCTACATCCAGTACGCCGTCAACATTCCGGCGGTCGCCGATCGAAATCTCGTCATCGGCGACCGCGAGTCGAAATTTCCGAAGTGGTCGAAAGAATACTGCTTAGATGTCATCGTCCAGCTGGCTTTCGGCTCCGGAGTGACCCTTTGGCCCATTCGCTACGCTGGTCTGAACAAACGAGCGAGCGAATTGTTTGGAGTCTCTCTGCCGGTTTCCGCCAAGGAGCTGTCACAGAAGAAATGGCGTGTAGAGGCGCCTGCTCCCGCACCCAAACCGACTCCCATTGTGCCCGATCCGATCGTGCCCTCGCCCACTCCTGTGGTCGTAGAACCCGAACCGGAGCCGATCAAACCTGTCCCACCGGCTCCTCCTGCGCCGTCGCCTGTCGAAGATAGTAATTCGTCCCGAAAGATGCTTATAATCATGCTAGCAGCGGGCGGTCTCTTGACCGTGCTTACGAGATTCCTAGACTCCTGTAGGTGAGCGATGAAAAACATTCTCAAGCAATACATCAAGGAGGCCATCGCCTCCATGGAACCAGAACCGCCCATCAAAGAGAAGGTAGCAGCCTGCGTCTTTATCGTTTCTTCGGACGGTCGAGTGTTAGCCGTCTCTCGAAAGCACGATCCCAATGACTTCGGCATGCCGGGCGGCAAGGTCGATCCGGGAGAGACTCCATGGGAGGCCGCCAAGCGAGAATGCATGGAAGAAACAGGACTCGAAGTGACTGCCATGCAGCAAGATCCTTTTCACGACGAGCTCGATGACAACGGGTATCGATGCATCACATTCAGGGCTGTTGTCAACGGCGAGATCAATACTGACGAGGCGGGAGTCGTTCGTTGGGTCGAGCCTGATACTCTGATGGCGGGCTCGTTCGGTCCGTACAACATGAAAGTTTTGAGGAAGGCAGGCATGGCATGAGAGTATTGCGAAAAGGAATGGTGGGAGACGATGTCACCGGGTGGCAGAATTTTCTGAGAGGTCTTCTGCCTGATTCGCTGGTCATCGTCAACGGAACATTTGATGATGTGACTCACAACGAGACCGTCAGGTTTCAGAAGATGAGCGGGCTGTGGGCCGACGGTGTCGTCGGTCCGAACACGGCGGGATCGGCTCTCAAGCTGGGATATCATGCTATGACGGATGATTCTGTCGACGAGACGGGACCCAATTGGCCCACCAAGCCTGATGGCGTCAGTTCGTTGTCGGGAGTCGATAGAGAAAAGCTTTTTGGCAAATTTTCGTATGTGCCCGCTCCGAGCCAGTGGAATCCCGAAGGCATCAAGATCACCGACAATTGGGCGGCTAACAACATCTCTACCGTCGTCGTCCCTCAATTGATGATCGTCAACGGCGGCCCGAGAGACGGCAAGGTTAGCTTTCATTCCAAGGGAGCCAAGCAACTGCAGGATCTCTTCGCTGAATGGGAATCGGCCGGACTCATGAACAGAGTCATGACGTGGGGCGGGTCGTGGGTACCTAGGTTCGTTCGAGGTTCTCGCACGTATTTGTCAAATCACTCGTGGGGAACGGCTTTCGATATCAACGCTCAATGGAATGGCCTCGGCGCTCGCCCGGCGCTAAAAGGTTTGAAGGGTTCCGTCAGGGAATTGGTCGAGATCGCTGACAAGCACGGCTTCTTTTGGGGCGGCTGGTGGGCTGATCGACCTGATGGCATGCATTTCGAGCTCCGCACGATACTTCCCTGAAAAACGCGATAAGATCTTCCCATGTCGGAAGATCGGATTGTCGTCGTAGGTCTAGGTTACGTCGGTCTGCCGCTCGCTATTGAGTTGGCTAAAAAGTTTGATGTCGTCGGCATCGATAAGGATGTCCAGCGCATCGAACAGCTGAAAAGCGCCTACGATAGGACGGGAGAGACAGGGAGAGATGAGCTGATCGAGACTCGAGCCAGTTGGGAGACCGACTTGTCAGGCGTCAAGGGGACATTTTACATCGTGGCGGTTCCCACTCCCGTCGATGATCGAAATGATCCGGATTTCGGCCCGCTCGATTCGGCCAGCAAGTGGGTCGGAGAGCGTCTCAAGAAAGGAGACGTCGTCTGTTACGAGTCGACGGTCTATCCGGGAGCCACCGAAGAGCGTTGCCTGCCGATTCTGCTCAAGGAGTCGAAACTGCAGCGCAAGGATATCGGTTTGGGATATTCTCCCGAAAGAATCAACCCCGGAGACAAGGAGCACACCCTTACACGAGTGACGAAGGTCATCTCGGCCGATTCTTCCGAGACGATGGAACGAGTCGCTTTCGTCTATTCGGCGGTGGCGCCCATCTTCGAAGCCAAGAGCATCCAGGCGGCCGAAGCGGCCAAGGTCATCGAGAATACGCAGCGCGATCTCAACATCGCTCTGATGAATGAACTCGCTCTGATTTTCGAAAAGCAAGGGCTCAGGACCGAGGACGTCCTACAGGCTGCTCGTACCAAGTGGAACTTCCTCGATTTCAAACCCGGACTGGTGGGCGGGCATTGCATCGGAGTCGATCCCTACTATCTGACGTATAAAGCCCGAGAATTAGGGCATCATCCCGATGTCATCCTGGCCGGCCGCCGAACCAACGATTCGATGGCCACCTTCATCGCGCAGAAGACTATCAAATTGATGCATGCATCCAGCATGCTCAAGATCAGTCGCGACGCTTCGAGCGGTCTGGCTTTCAAAAATTATAGCGTCGCCGTCCTCGGCGCGACTTTCAAAGAAAACTGCCCTGATACTAGAAACAGCAAGGTGCCGGCTCTCGTTCGGGAGCTCATGAATTTTGGAGTCCATGTCAAGCTTTATGATCCTCTAGCTGACAAGGAAAGATTCTACGAGGAATACAAGCTTGACGTAGAAAACGAATCGGTCAGTTTTTCCAAGCATGATGCCGTCATTTTAGCCGTGCCGCACAAGGAATATGTCGATCCTAAGTTGAAGTCATGGATCGGTAATCTGCTGCCGGCTCACCTTTTTCCGGGAGGCGTCCTGATCGACGTCAAGAGCGTTCTGCGGCCTCTTGATTGGGTGAAGTATACGTATTGGAGTCTGTGAGGTCAAAATGAAGACTCCGAAGCTGGGTGGATGGCGAGCCGAAGCACCCGATGCCAACGATCACATGTTCAACGATCATCCCGCCAAGATGATCCTCAAAGAATCTCCGCAAAACGGAATCGTCGATTTACGCAAGTGGTGCTCCCCCGTCGAGGATCAACGGGATCTTGGATCGTGCGTCGCTAATGCTGTCGTCGGTGGCTTAGAGCTGCTGCAAATCCGCAACGGCCAGCCGCTCAAGGATCTTTCTCGACTTTTCGTCTATTACAACTCTCGTTTGATGCACCAACAGGCCGATGTCGATGAGGGTACGTACATTCGTTTAGCGATGGGCACGCTATCGGCCCTGGGCACGTGCAGCGAGTCCAAATGGCCGTACGACACGTCAAAGGTTTTCTATCGACCCAGTTGGGGTTCGTATCGCGAGGCTTATGCTAACAAGATCCAGAGCTACTATCGCATCGACGGTGACGGCTCTTATCGATTGGCTCAGATCAATAAGGCTCTCGAAGCAGGCCATCCCGTCGTCTTCGGCTGCATGGTCGACAACCATTTCATGAACACGGGCGGAGACGGCAAGATTTCGATGCCGCAAGCGGGTCGAGTGGTGCAGGGCGGTCACGCCATGCTCATCGTCGGTTACAAGGATTTTGGTCGGACTCTCATCGTTCGCAATTCTTGGGGCACCGGTTGGGGCGACAACGGTTACTGCTACATGCCCGATACGTACCTCGATGCCACCGACGCCAACGACTTCTGGGTACCCTACCTGCCCTGAGAATATTCGGAGATAAGACGATGAAGAAGCTAATGTTGATGTGCCTCGCATTATTGGTGATGGCCCCTGATTGCGGTCCCGGTACGGGTCCGAATCCCCCGCCTGTCCCTCCTCCGCCTGTGCCGCCCGATACCGAGCAGTGCGTCAATGCGTGCGCCAACCTGACGAAACTCAAGTGTCCCGAGGCCGACCCGATCAAGATGTCGGACGGTTCTGTCGTGACTTGCGAGCAATTTTGCCGCGAGACCCAAGGCCAAGGAGTCTATCTGAATCCAGCTTGCGTCGCCGGCGTGAAAACTTGCGGCGAAGTCGAGACGAAGTGCTACGTGGGCAAGGCCCGCTGAAAGTCGTGTAATCCTGGCCCTCCTTAATATAGGATGGCACAATGAGCGCTACTTCAACAACCCTGCGTGGAATCGTGGAACGTCAGCGAGTCGCTGAGGGTTCCAAGTCTGAACGGACGGCTCTCGTCCTCGTGTGCGACGATCGCACCGTCATCCTGAGACGCCTCGGAGACGGCGCTTTTGGCGACGAGGATCCCGAGGTAGCTTCGCTCGTCGGGGAACACGCCTCCTTCTCGGGCACCCTTCGGGGCAACACTCTCCTTTTCACGGCGGTGGGCTGATGGAAACGCTAGCGAAAGCCGGAATCGTCGCGGTCGCTCTCATCGTCTTGGCGCTGGCCACGACGGCGATCGTGCAGGCATGCCGTTACAACGGCGAGGTGGATTACTGCTACATCCAGCAGCATTCCGAAGGGGCCCTGCCGTATTACACGGTTTACGGCCACCGTCCGTGGCGCCAGGATGTGACCAAGGCTTCGTATCGGTCACTGGAAGATGCAGTTTCGGCGACGAAAGAATTAAACTGCCCCCTCGAAAAAAAGTAGTGTAAACAATCCCAGGACCTGATATCTTATAAGACACCAGCCATGCTGACCAAACTCACACAGCAACGATTGCAAGAGAAAAAGCGAACGCGCTAATTGCGCGTCTTTTCTCTTAGCTCTGCTGTCGTGATGTCAATGGCTAACATCCCTCACTCGTAATGAGGTTATCCGGGTTCGAATCCCGGCGACAGCTCCGAATGATCGCGGATCATTCTCACTCAGGGGTCGTCTAACTGGTAGGATTCTTGGCTCTGAACCAAGCGATGGGGGTTCGATTCCCTCGCCCTGATCTAAGAAAGGCAAAGTCATGATCGTTGTAAGATTGAGAGTGGGTGTCATGGATCCTCGAACGAAAGAATTCGATGAGAAGGATTCTTACGATCTCGAGGCTTACGAGTCCGCTAATGGACTTCTGAAGTCCAACCACGATCACGAGGACGACGAAAACAATCACGCCATCCTCGAGCTCATCTTTCCGATGGGCGAAGTGACGCTAGCCTCCTTCAAAAAGGCTCAGACTCGCAGCGCGCAAGGAAAGGTTAAGGTTCGCTGGCGCCTGGCATAATTATTTTGGTCGTTCTTCCAACGGCTAGGAACACCGGCTCTGACCCGGCTAATGGGGGTTCGAATCCCTCACGACCAACCAAGAAAAGAGAAAAATCATGAGTCAAAAGACATCCGAACCGCCGATCGAGCTTCTCGAACAACTTCTTTCTGCCACCCCGGTGGGAGAGAAAGTGAAGGTTCCCAACAAGCGATCCGAAGTGATCGCTCTTCGGGAGCGGCTGTTCATGTCGGGCCGAGGCACAGGCAAGCAGTTTGCCTATCTCGACTCTCTTCTTGACTACGAACGACAGGGTAGAGTCGAATTCCTACCCGAAGGAAACTGATTTTTCGGTCTGTGGTGTCAACGGTACTAACATACTTGGCTCTTACCCAACGAGATGAGGGTTCGAATCCCTCCAGACCGACCAACTAACGAGAAGACGATGAGACTTAGCGACGCAGCAAATCAGCTGAAGGAAGGCAAAACGATTCAGTTTCGCCCCCAAGGTAATTCGATGCAAGGCCGCATCGAATCGGGTCAGCTAGTGACGGTGACTCCCGTTTCTTCTCTCCCGAGCGTAGGTGACGCCGTCCTATGCAAGGTCGAGGGTCGCTATTGGCTGCATCTGGTGACAGCTATCGGCAGCGACGGTCGTTATCAGATCTCGAACAACAAAGGACATGTCAACGGTTGGTGCAAACCCGAAAACGTGTTCGGAATCGTGACGGCAGTGGAAGACTGAAGAATTTGGAACCGTAATTCAATTGGATCAGAAAACCGGCTTTTAACCGGCCATGTGTGGGTTCGACTCCCTCCGGTTCCACCAAGGATAACAAACAGAAATTTGGACGTGTGGGAGTTAGTTGCGAATCAGGCACAGCACGCCGGCTCAAACCCGGTTCCTTTGAGGGTTCGATCCCCTCCACGTCTACCAACTCAAAGATGATCAAAAGTGAAATTTCCTTTCCTCAAGAGACTGTCGGAATCGGTCTCGAAGATCGATCATCCCAGCATCGATATCCAGCTCGTCGCTAACGAGGACGTATACGTCGAGAGCGATGCTTTCGAGCAGTTGTTCGGTCTGACGGATGCCGCTCGAGCAATCGATGATATCGATCGACTCGATCCGGGATTCTTCGGTCACGTGCGACCCGCTATCGAGCGGATCGTCCTGACGCCCGATTTTCACAAGGGATCGGGCATTCCTGTCGGCACCGTCATCAAGGCGAGGAACATCGTGTTCCCGCAGGCTCCAGGCAACGACATCTGCTGTGGCATGCGCCTCTTGGCGACTGACATGCCGGTGCATCTCCTCGAGCCGCACTGGGACGCCATCAAAAAGAGCCTGCGTTCCCTCTTTTTCGAGGGCAAGCGCGACATTCCGATGTCTCCCAGGCAGAGGGACGCCGTTCTGCGTCATGGGCTCATCGGCCTATACGATACTTCGGACGACAATGCGGGCACGGGCATCTGGTCCCGCTACGACAAGGAGTCCCAGGGAGAGGATCTCGATCGAGTCCATGGATCGGGCGTCCTGGCTACCGACCGGGTCTTCGGATTCGACAAGTTCATCGAATCCTCGGGCAACGTCGACGGTCGAGACCCGCAGATCGGCTGCGTCGGCGGAGGCAATCACTTCGTCGAGCTGCAGAAGGTCGAATCGATCCTGGACGGCTATGCTGCCATGCAGTGGGGAATTTCCAAGGGTACTCTCGCCATCATGATCCACGCCGGCTCCGTCGGATTGGGTCACGCCGTCGGCGGTCACTTCATGGAAGAAGCTCGTCGCATCTTTCCGACTAGCGTCAAGGCTCCCCGAGGTGGGTTTCATCCGCTGCCTCTGCGGGGCAAGCATTCGGGTCTGACGACCTTCTATCTGCAGAGCATGGCCAATGCCGCCAATTTCGCCTTCGCCAATCGACTCTTTTTGGGTCTGATGGCCATCCGAGCGATCGAGGAGGTGACGGGTTATCAGATCTCTTCGAAACTCGTTTATGACGCGCCCCACAATCTCATCTTCCAGGATGGAGATGTCTGCTTGCATCGTAAGGGGGCGACACCTGCCGAGGGTATGAAGCACGGCGCTTACGTCGGTAAGCCCGTTATCATTCCTGGCTCGATGGGAGCGGCCTCTTATCTCCTCTCAGGACAGGGAAACACGGCTCTTCTCGAGTCCGCCTGTCATGGCGCGGGTCGCAGCCTCTCTCGTGGCAAGGCGGCCCACGTCGAGTCCAAGAAGTTCGACAACGCCGTCGAGAAGCTGCGAGTCGTCACTCCGATCGATCCCGAGTCTCCTCGCATCAAGTCTCGTCGGGACATCATGATCAAGTATCGCAAGCGAGTCATGGAGGAGATGCCTTACGCTTACAAGGACATCGAGCCCGTCATCGACTCTGTCGAGCAGGCTCAGATCGCCAAGAAAGTAGTTCGTTTGGCTCCTCTGTGCACCGTCAAGGGCTAGGAGAAAAAAAGTTGCAGGGTGGGTGTAAACAGTCGACCACCATGTTATATTTAGAATCCTAGTCAATCTGGCCCCATCGACCACTGGCTAAGTCAGCTGGCTTTCAACCAGCAGAAGGGGGATCGAAACCCCCTGGGGTCACCGATGTATAACTGCCCGATATGCTCCCGAACGTTTAAACGGATTGGAGCGCATCCCAGAATGCATCAAATACCTCTTGAAGAGGTGTCAGACGTTCGGACGAAGAAATCTCGATTGATTTTAGAGTTTGGACATCGGTGTCAAAGTTGCCAAAATTCTGAGTGGATGGGAAATCTAATTCCTTTAGAGATCGATCATATCGACGGTAATTCTGATAACAACTCCAAAGAGAATTTTCGTCTTTTGTGTCCAAATTGCCATGCGCTTACGCCAACGTATTGCGCAAGGAACATCGGGAAGAATGCTGAGACAGCTCGATCAAAATGGCTCAAACGTCGAAATTCATATCGTCACGATAGATAATGGCCCCGTCTTGCTAATGGTTTAGGCGGCCGCCCTCTCAAGGCGGAGATACGGGTTCGAATCCCGTCGGGGTCACTGCGGGGATGTAGAGCAACGGTCGCTCACGAGGCTCATAACCTCGTCCCTAGGGCAGGTGGGTTCAACTCCCTCCCCCGCTACTAAGATACATGCACAAAGGAGAAGGAGTGAGACTAGAACCCGATTAACGAGCGTCGCTCTACGAAAGGAGGGACGCTCAATGTGCAAGTTCTGCATGATGGCTCAGCAGTTGTCGGGTAAGCCGATGATGTGCAAGCCGTGCTGGCGCAAGGCTTACAAGAATCGTAAGCCGAAGAAGCGACAGAGTTGAGTGAGAAGGGTCCATTCGGACCCTTTTCCTTTTAATAGGAGCGGCTAGTTTTCTAGGCCACCGAGCAAAAAAGAAAAAAGAGCTCGTGGAAGTGTAAACAGCCTGCGGACCTGGTATATCTATAAAACACGACGAACTCAAGCGGTTCGGAGCAAGACAATGAACTTCGTAGATTCACATAGCAGAATGGGTAGCCGACGATCGGCATCCCTATGCGTGGGATCCGATGCTGTCCGTCCGACCGTCGCCCTTATCAATCCCTTTTGGGAATGATAAGTCGCGGAGCCGGCCCGAATCCGGCAAAGAGTCAAGAGTTCCCGATAGGGAACGGAAGCTTCATAAGATGTCGCTTCTTGGGTTTGTCGCCGCTCTAACGGAATACCGGATGAAGCGACTGGAGCGGATGCTTGAAAGCATCTGACGCCAACCAAGATGGAGATATGGGAATGACCGTGTCTCCAAAAGCAATGAATTTCTCGCCGTAGTCTAAAGGAGAGGCACCTGTCTACGAAACAGGCCAATGCAGGTTCGAGTCCTGTCGGCGAGACCATTCTCCTTAATACGTGCATACGCACGGTCAATTTGCTACCTAAGCTAATCTAGTGAAAGCGCTTGCCTGAAGAGCAGGAGAGCTCGGCGCGAAACCGAGAGGTGGCACCAAACATTTTGATTCTTCGATGAAACAAAGTGTTGTACAGGACATCCTACCTGGTTTAGGATGATCTTACTTTCAGCGTGTAGCTCAGTCTGGTTTAGAGCGCTACCTTGGGGTGGTAGAGGTCGCAGGTTCGAATCCTGTTTCGCTGACTCGGTTGGTGGTCGTATCTGGTGGTCGAAACTCAACCCCCGCTCGGGGTAAGACACTGGCAACGGACACTGGTCGGATCTAACACGTCTCGGAAACATAAAGCTGTGGAGGAAGGGATCAATGCAGTGACCTATTCCCTTCCAAAACGAAACGCCGACACTAATCGGACCAGAGCTTGGGCGTTTGCGGGTAAAATCCCGCTCCGTTGCTAACGGTGAGCTCGCTACTCACCTAGACGGATGGCTGAAGAATGTGACTTTGATGGGAAGGTAAAAGAGGTGGTTCTCTTTTCGGATCGATCATCAACCGTAACGGGCAAGTAGCTCAGCAACAGAGCGACCGGATTTTAACCGGGAGGTCGGAGGTGTAAGTCCTCCCTTGCCCACCTAGAAGCCCTCTCGGAACATTGGGCCTAGCACGGTGATTGTAGGTACCGCAGGCCTGCATTCACACATGGAGAAGTAGCTCAGATAGTAGAGCGCCAGAAATTTGATTCTGGAGGTCGAAGGTGCAATCACTTCCTTCTCCACCAATTTGCCCGAGTAGCTCAGTAGCAGAGCGTCCCCAGTTTAACGGGGAAGGTCGAAGGTGTAAGTCCTTCCTCGGGCTCCAATTTTTCCCGCTGTAGCTCAGACTCGAGAGCGTCTGGCAAGAAGGCCGGGAGGCGATGGCTCGTTGCCATCCGGCGGGACCAAACTTCAGGGCCTTGGTCTAACTCTCAAGGCAGCCCCATCAAAGAGGGGAAGATCGGGGTGGGAATCCCTGAGGCCCTGCCAATTTATTCTCCCTCGTAGCTTAACACGAGAGCCCGGCGTTTCAGCCGGAGGTCCTGTCTCGAAGACAGGCGAGGGAGCCAACTTTAGGGGACCTAGTTTAGTAAGGAGAATGCCGACATATCGCGTCGGTGGCCGAGGTGCAATTCCTCGGGTCCCCTCCATTCGTCCGAGTACGCCAAAAGCAGAGCGGCCCCGATATAAAGGGGTGGTCTGGTGGTTCGTATCCACCCTCGGACACCAAATTAATCATGGCAGCAGGTTGGAATAAAGGAAAAGGTGAACCCGCATCTTCGATTCTTCGTAAGGGTACCAAGAAAAGCGGGAAACTTCGACGAGCTCTCCTAGAGATAGGAAGAAAGCTTGAATGCGAAATTTGTCGACAGGGATCCGAATGGCAGGGTCAAAAGTTGACATTACAGATTGATCACGTCGACGGCGATCCGACGAATAATGTCGAGTCGAATTTGAGATTTCTGTGTCCCAACTGTCATTCCCAAACTAAAACATTTGGAGCTCGAAACAGAAGGAATTGGCATCTTCGAGCAACTCTTTCTCTCGTTGAACAGAAGACTAATCAATTGATTCGTTCCTTCCAAGAAGAAAAACGAGATGAGTTTCGAAAACTCGTGATGCACAGTCATGAGATGAAAACTATTGATTTTTCGAAGTTTGGATGGGTACAAAAACTGTCAACGCTGGTGGGTGTGAGACCACAACATATTCACACCAAAATGAAACGATTGATGCCAGAATTCTATCTTACATGTTTTCGACGTAATTCTGGGCTATGACGTGCTGGTTGCACTAAGAAACCTGATAAGTTTCTTGGACAGATTCGATTTCTGTATAGCCCACCATTTCCTCCCGTGGCGGAAAGGAAGACGCGCCGTTAAAAAGCGATGGTCAAATCCACGGTCTCCTTGATTGGAGGTATCCAAGTCGATCCCGACACAAGCACGATGTGGTGTTGCCTAGGCGTGACATCGGGGGAGACTTCAGCGGGTTTGCGGAGGCACTGAATGGCACCGAGTAGGGGTCGCTAAGGAAGCACGCTTTCCTGAAAAGCTGAGGATACGGTTGAGGGTTCGAATCCCTCCGGGAGGACCAACTTGG